CGTAAAGCTCTGGCGATCGCTCGGCGGCCCGGAGCGTGTTCACCATCGTGTCCCAATCGGCGGCCTGGGATTTCTGGATGCGGGCGTATTCCAGGTTCGGGTCATCGAAGAACAGCACCGGCTTGCCGGCCTTCGCGAAGGTCTGGATTTCCTCGGTGACGCCGCGCGACTCCTTCCATCCCGGTTGCCGCAACACCAGCAGTCCGTCGCACCTGTCCATGAAAGGGCGGTCCGCCGCCATCCAGAACTCGTGGTCCTGGCGCAGATGTGTGCCGGCGGTATGGGTGTGGGCGATGGGCGAGAACACGCGCGCCTCACGGCGCAGCAGCTCGCGGAGGGCATGGACGGCGTGGAAATGCCCGGCGATCGTGCCATCCGGCGCCGCCGTGTAGGGCGTCGCCAGATACCAGAGGAAGTCCCGCGCAGCCGCGGCGGGCGGGGGCGGGTTCTGCTCCTTCACCTTCGCGCAGAACAGCGCGCGCTCCATCGGAGTCAGGTTGCCCTCGGGGTTCTGCCCCTGGGCGGCGCGGTGGGCTTGCGCCTCGCCCTGCGCCCAGCCCATCGCCCGGTCCAGCGCCGCCCACGGCGGAACGCCCGCCATCATGGCTGCCGCGGGGCCCGGCTTCGGCCGGTCATCCACCACGTTGCCGGTGGCGAAAGCGTCGATCAGGATGCTCATGCAGGCCGCCGCGTGCGCCAGGTGTGAGGCGCCGGACTCCGGGTCCGCGTTCTCGCCATCCAGGAACGCGACGATGTGCCGCTGCCCGGCGGCGAGATAGACGGTGGCGGCCACGCTGGCGTCGCGCCAGTTGTAGGGCCCGTATTTCTCAGCCCCCAGGCCCATCACCCGGGCCATTTCCACCAGCGCGGTGGGCGGGATCAGGTGCATCGGCGTCTTGGTTCGGCCAATCGCATCCTTGGGGTTGTTCGACAGCGCGCCCATGCGCGCGCCTGCCGAGATGCCAGGCGCTTCCCGGCCAAGCCACCCCATGTAGGGGCTTCCATCCTGCGGCATGATGTCCTCGTGCGTGGTGTGTGGTGTCCGCCGTTGTCCGGCTTGAATCACACTACGCCTGACATTCCGCACATGCAAGACTCAATTGCGCCGGCGGTTGTCCCGGGGTGGCGGGGCGCCGGCGGCCGTCATGTACGCCTCGCGGGTCCGGGCCGCGCCCATCACCTGCGTGATTACCTGCCCGATCGGCAGGGGCGCGAACGTGCCCGCGAGATTGGCGGCCGGCTGGAACCCCATATCGTAGATGGCAGCAGCAACTTTCCGCTTCTCGGTATCGCTGGACTTCTTGTCCGGCCCGAATGGGTTGATCGTGCTCTGCACCCGGTCCACGCCCACCGTGGCCGCGCCAAGAGCGCGCCCGATCGTCGGCCCCAAGACGGACTCGGACAGCGACTTGCGATACCGCACCCCGCCGATGAGCTGGAGCCACGGATCGAAGGCTCCGGTGAAGAACCCCGCGCGACTGACGGCGTTCGCCCCGCGGTTTTCCTCGGCGGCCTTACGGCTCTTTTCGGAGTCGTAGATCGCCATGCGCGCCTCGCCCAAGGCAAGCTGCGTCGGGATCGCCAGCACCAGGCTGGCCAGCATCTTGCCGGACATCACCAGCTTATCACCGGTGGTCAGGTCGCCGTTCTGGTAGAGGCGCTTCGCGCGCAGTAGCACGTTGTCATGCACGGCGTAGGAATACGCGCTCAGATGGAAAGCGAGACTCCCCAGAGGGTTGTTCGCCCAGCGCGGACGGCTGACCGGGCCCGTCCGCATCACCGACTGCGACACGAACCGGAACATGGCCGCGCGGTAGGCATCGGCCATTTCCTTGGGGGCCTGGCTCAGCGCCTCCGCGGTCATGGCGACCTTGCCGCGGCCGTTGAGCCACTTCGCGAACGCCGCGTGCTTGTCGCGCGCGATGCCCAACTCTGCCAGGGCGAACGCCGCCTGGCGGCCATAGCGCCCCTCCACCCCAAGGTCGCTGGCCATGCGGCGGATGAACGTCTCGCCCACGCCGGTGGCCCCGATGTTGAGGCCGCTGGTGAGCTGTTCCAGCATGTTCATCCGGAAATACTTCTCGGTCACGGCCGCCTGGAACCCAGCGGCCGGACGGCCGCCCGTCCAGCGCGCGGCGGCCATGCTGCCGGCCAGATGGTTGGTCATCGTGCCGATGTCCTCGGCCAGCAGGCGCAACCGCTCGCCGGACTCCTTGCCCATCCAGTAGCCCACCGCGGTGCGCGCGGAGTGCCAGGAGTCGATCACGCGGCCGGAGCGCGCGCCGGTGGCGAACACCTCCGTGAGCGAGGATATGGCGGCCTTGGAGAGCGTGCCCATGGCCCCCCAAAGGCGCACCCACCCAACGAACTTCTGGAGCCCGGGGCGGTTCTGCCACTCGCCGCCAGTGTGCCCGGTTTGCGTCCGCACGAAGTCGCCCACGCGCTCCAGCGCGGCCTCCGCGCCGTCCGCGCGGAAGGCATCGGCCAGCTTGGTCCAGGCTTCGTTCTCGGCACCCATCACCCGCGCGAGCTCCGCCCGGCGGGCGGATGTGTGCGCGTAGCCCACAAGGGTCTGGAGCGGGTCTTTCAGCAGGAAAGCGGACAGGTGTTCGTCGGCGCTCTTGGCCAGCACGCGCTCAGACACATGGTCCGGCGCCAGGCCAGGGCCGCCCTTGTGTGCAATCGGGTTGGTGGGGTCGGCGCCGTTGTGCTTGATCTGATCCAGCCACGCGGTCGCGGCTGCCTTCGCCTCCACCGCGCCCATTCCGGACGCGCGGTAGGCGCGCTCCGCAGCTTGGAGGAAGCCGGTCTGGTTGGCCCACACGGCGTCCGTGTCCAGGCGGCGAGGGAAGTAGCCTCGCTTGATCTCCCCAATCTCGACGCCGTGGCGCACCATGTAATCGCGCTGGCTCTTGAGCCAGTCGCGGATACCGGCAGCCGCATCGTGGAGCGGGGTGCCTGGCCGGATCTGGCTGGGGTTCTGCACCAGGCGCACGATCTGCTCCATACCGGCCTTGTCCGCCACCACGCGGCCACCCTTGAGAACGGGCTGCAAGATCCGATTCAGGTCGTTGGTCGCGCTGAGAAACCGTGCCTCGACACCCTCGCCGTAGGTCGCGCCCTTTCCGCTGCCGGCGCGGCCGGCATTAGCGTGCCACCCGTCTAGGAACTCGTGCAGGGCCGCCTTGGCGCGCGCGGGCAGGCGATCGGCGATGGCGCGCATGTTGATGCCGTCGCCATAGGTGACAGCGCGGACCGCGGCGTTCATCCACCGGATCGCCGCCACTTTGTCCTCGATGCCGGGCGCGCGGGGGGTGCGGTTGTCCTGAGCGCGCACGGCCTCACGCGAGCCCACGCGCGCGTCGTTCATCTCCTTGAAGGCATCCGCGAACGGCTGGATCAACTTCTTGCTGACCGGCCCGAACAGGAACCGCCAGAAGTCCGGGTCGCCCGGCGGGAAGCCGCCGTAGAGCTTGTTGCCCAGCCCCTTGTTCACCTCGTCCGCGGTGCGCTGCGCCGCGCCCTCGATGTCGAGGTTCTTCTGGTTGCGCGCGTCCGGATCGAACAGGGCGAAGTCCTCAACGCCCTTCTGCGGCACCTTGCCCTTGTTGCCGGCGGCGTCGCGCGCCGCCTGCGCCTGGATGGCCGGGCGCTCGTTGGGGATCAGGTCGCGTTGCTGTCCGGATTGCCCTTCGGCACGGGCTGCCTCGCGCCCGGCCCCTTGTCCGTCACGCCCGACTTCATCCCTTGGTTGCCCCGTGCCGCCGCCATCCGGGCGATCTGGAGCGCGATCGAGCTGCCCTTGAGCCTCTTGGCCGCGGCCTTCTGCGCTGCGCTGGCCTTCGGGTCGGCCAGCACCTTGTCCGCCAGCCTCTCCGTCTCCAGAGGGTCGGTAGTCGCTCTCACTGTCGGGGGGCGGGACACGCTCGATGTCCTCCTGGGTCGCCGGCCGGCTGCGAGCGCGTTCCTCGTCAAGCGGCGGGAGGTTGGAATTGAACTCGTCCGGATCATTCATCCGGGCCTCGAAGTCCGCAAGGTCCGCCGCGTGCGCCTCGTCCGCGCTGCGGATCAGCGCCGCGAGCTCGTCCTGGCTGCGAATGTCGCGCAGCAGGTCCGCCACCTGGCCGCGCGACAGGCCGCGCACCTCGCCCTCGGACAGCCCCAACGCATTCGCCACCTCGCGGGCTTGCTCGATCGCCACTTTACGCTCGCCCACGCGGGCCTCGTAGTCCGCCCATTCCTCGGGGGTGTAGCGGGGATTCCCGGCCTGGGTTTCCTCGATCGCCTCGGTGAGAAGATTCTTGGTGTTGATTTCGTCCGGCCGCGTGGTGTTCTCTATCTCCGCGCGCCGCTCGGGGAAATACCCCTCCACCGCGAGGCGGTCGACCATCTGCTCCCACGTCAAATCCGCCCGGTTGTTCACCAGGCCGGGGATCTGGTAGCGCACGAAGTCGCCGCGGTCATCGCGCATGCCGCCCAGCTCGCGGATACGCTGCACCGCGCTGGTGGGCGGCACCGGCTTGCCCGGCACCGCAGGCGCATTGGCGGCCGGATCATCGTAAGCCAGCCGGACCGGCGGCTGCCGGCCCTCGGCCATGTCCTGCATGGCGCGCTCCAGCACCTTCGCGCGCCCCTCCAACGCCTCGGCCCGGCGGTCCTTCGCGGCGATCGTCCGGTCCAGCGTGGCCATTTCCTTGCTGCGGGATTTCTCGCCCCTCTGCGCCACTCGCGTGAACCGACTCTCGCGCAGCGCGGCGGCTTCCTGCCGTAGCGCCGCCGCGCGCGCGGTGGCCTTGTCCGCGGCGGAGCGCCACGGGGTCATGTCGGGGGGTGCGGGCGCGTCCGGCTCCGGGGCGCGGCCACCTTCCGGCGGGCGGGGCTCGGGCGGCCTGGGCGTGGGCGGCGGGGGCGTGCCGTCCGGGGGGCGATCGCCCGTCCAGCCCGGCGGGCGGTCGTTTCCGGACGGGCGGGAGCCCTCGCGGGCGGCGATGGCTTCGCGGTTCTGCCCGGCGTAGGTCTGCGGCGGCGTCGGCGGCTCCAGCCCGCGCGGCGGAGTCTCCGCGCCCACGCGGAGGGGTTCGGGGATGTCCTGCGCCGCCAGGCGCGCCATGATTTCCTGCCGGCGCTGCGCCCGCGGCACGCGCCGGGCGGCAATGTCGGCATCCACTTCCTGCACCACGCGCGCCAGGCGCGCTTCGGCCGGGAGCGTCCCGCCGGCGTTCTGCGCCTGCGCACGAGCCACCTCGCCGGTGTCCATGGCGCGCGGCGCGGGGTCGGTCACGGGACGCTCCACCGGCACCAACGCGGTGCCCTGCCCCGTCCGCAATTCCGCGCCCGCCTGCACGCCAGGTTCGCCGGTGCCGCGCACCGGCACCGTCACCTCGCGGGGCGACGACAGATCACGCGCGTTCGGCTCGATGATCTGGCCGCGCACGCGGCCGTTCTCGCCCGGCAGGGCGATGACCGGCGGCGGCTCCGGCCGCGGCTCCAACCCCGGCACCAGGGAGCGCAGGCGCGTGTTGACGCCGGCGGCCACCTCTTGGTCCAGCGGCGGCGGATCTTCCGGCCGCTTCGGCAGGAACCGCATGCCGGACTCGACCTCGCCGGCCACCTGGTCCTCGACCTCCGGCAGAAGGCGCGCCACCTGCTGCGCCGGAGTCTGCGGTGCCTGGCCTTGCGGCAGGTTCACGGCGTCGACCCGCTGCCGCGCCGCCTCCAGGGGGTCGGCTTCCGCGGCGCGCCGCAGGCCCAGCCGTTCTTCGATGCGGGCCACGAAGGGGCCCGCCGGGTCCGTCACGCCGTTGGCCGCCGCCAACGCGCGCACGTCCTCGCTGGACCATGTGGCCAGGGCTTCCTCCGGCGTGACCGGCGCGTTCACCTGTTCGGGCGTGGCGCCCTGCGCTGTCCGGAATTCGCGGATGCGGGCGATCGCCATGCGCGCCAGGCCGGGAGTCGCGTTCAGGCCGCCGCCCAAGGCGCCACCCAGCGCCGTGGCCAGGGCCACTTCCTCGGGTGAGAACGCCTGTTTGTCACCGGCGGCCATATCGAGGCCCTGCACGCCGACATTCGCCACACCGGCCACCGGGGCCTGCGTGGCGGCGCCGCGGGCAAACAGGTTGCCCAGGTAGGACATGGCGCCCTGCCCGGCGCGCCGCGCGCCGCCGGCCAGCGGCCCCACCAGGTTCTCCGGCGACAGCATGCCGCCGGCAAGCTGGCCCGCCAGGGCCGCGCCGCCTTCCAGCGCCATGCCGCCCCAGGTCGGGGCGGTCGTCCACGATGGCATCGCCGCGTCGCGCCGGCGGAAGTCCGCCATCTCCGCCGCGCGCTGCTGCCCCACCACGGGCGGAGCGGCCTGCGCCGGGTTCTGCGCCACGCCTTCCTGGAACAGCCGAAGCAGATCCTCGCGTTGCGCGTTCGGGCCCACGCCCGGCAGCGCCGGGAAGGCGCCCGGCGGCTCCCGCAGGATGGCCGGCGCCGGTGGCGCGTCGAATTGGCTTTCGATGTAGTTCTGCGTGGCGCCCATCAGGGTGCCGCGGTAGCCGTCCTCCGCGTTCAGGCGGAACCGATCGCCCAGGCCGGGGCGGGCAGGGGCGGCGTCCGGCACCACCCAATCGTCGCCGGCGTCCGGAACGATCCAATCGTCTTGCTGTGCGCCGCTCACGCCGCAGGCACTCCGTCCTTGGTGAACATGCGTCCGTCAGGCGCGCGCCACATATCGCGGCTCGGGCTGTAGGCGCTGCCCGGGGGCACGTTCGGCGGACGGGGCGGGGTCGCGCCGGCAGCGGGGGTGGCGGGCGCCGCAGGCGCGGCGGAACGGCCAGGCACCAGTGGCGCCGTGCCGGACGGCGGGGTGGGAGCGCCAAAACGAGGGCTGAACAGCATGCGCCCCAGGCTCCCACGCGTGTTTGCCGGATCGGCCGCCTTGAAGTCCTCCCAGGCTTGCCGCATGGCCGCGGTGGAGTTCCGCTGCCCCGGGCCCGGCTGCTGGTAGATTTCGCCGGCGCGTTGCTTGAGCCACAGCTTGGCCTCGTCGTTCACCGAGAAGTTCGACTCGCCCACCAGCGCCTCGATTTCGGTATCCCAGCCCTTCGACACGGCGGACGGAATGGCGATGGCGGGCTTCGGCGCGCCGGCGCGCGTGGCGGCAACGTCGCGGTCGGCATCGGCCTGAATTTGCGCCGCTTCCGTGCGGGAGCCGGCGGCGGCGGTGGCTACATCACGGGCCGCCCCCGCCGCTGTGGAAGCCACATCGCGACGCGCCGAAGCACCCGTCTCGGCCACGTCACGCGCGGCTTGCGCGGCTGCGAGCGCGGCTTGAACGCGGGCGTGGGCGGACAAGTCCGCAGCGGCAATCTGTGCGCTGCCGCTGGCCTTCGCCGCCTCCACGCGCGACCACGCCGCCGATTCTGCCACAGAGATACGCCCCTGCTTCGCCAGATCAGCCACAACAACAGAGGCGTTGGCGCGTGTGGCCGCCACATTCTGCGCCGTCTCGCCTTGGATGAGGGCCGTATCGCGTCGTGCGTCCGCCGCTGTGTTGGCCACATCGCGGGCGGCGCTTGCTGCCGTGGACGCGGTATCGCGCCGTGCGGACGCATTGGTGTTGGCCACATCGCGGGCGGTCTGCCCCACCGCAGCGGTCGCCTCCACCCGGGCGTGCGCGGCAAGGTCCGCGGAGGCAATCTGCGCGTCGCCCCGCAGGCGCGCCGCCTCCACCCGCGAATGTGCCGCCGCGTCCGCAGCGTCGACTCGCCCCTGCGCCGTCAACTCCGCCACACGTTCGCTGGATGCCCCACGCATGGCCGTGGTCGCAAGCTGCGTCTGGTTGTTCCCTTGGGCGATGTCACGGCGGGTCGTGTTCGTGTCCTGCGTGCCCTGGAGCCCGATCACCGCCGCCTCCACCCGGGCGGCAGCGGCCTTGTCCGCCGCCGTCACCGTGGCGCCGGCAGTCGTCTCCGCCGCCTCCACCCGGGCGTGCGCGGCGATGTCAGCCGCCGTCACCTTGCCCTCTTGCACCAGGCGCGCCACGTTCTCGGCCGACAGGCCGCGGATCTCTGCGACGCGCACGCTCGCGTCGCCTCGCTCCCTCGCTGCCTGCGCCTGTCCGGCCGCGCGCTCCCGCGCGGTCTGGACGCCCGGGGCCACAATGAGCTCCTGCCGCTCCGTGCGCTGGTCCGGCCCCAGCAGGGGGTCATCCACGAAGGTCTGCGTCGTGCGGGCGCGCACTTGGTCGTAGGTGGGGTTCTCCGACTTCCACTTGAGCTCGTCGCGCTGGCGCGTGGCCGCGCCTTCCTGGCCGATCCGCGCGGCCTGGACGGTCGCCCCCGCCCCAATTCCCGCCACAGCCGTGGCGCGGTCCTTGTCGGACGCGGCGTTGCGGGCCTGCACCTGATCGGCGCGGCCGGTCGTGGCCGCAAAATCCGGACCCAGCGCCAGGCCGGACGCGGCGTAGCCGGCCCGGGTCAGATCCTCGTTACCGGTCATCGCCGTGAAGGCGCGCAGCCAGTTGGCGGTGCGGGTCGGGTCGCCGTTGTTCGCCCAATAGGCGGACTTGAACAGGTCGCCCAGCCGCGGCGCGGCCTCGGCAAAGGTGGCGGGGCGCGTGCTGCCGTCCGGATTCTTGACCGTGAACACACCGGCCATGTCTGCGCCGAAGCGGTCGCCATACTCCAGGCCGCGCCGGGCCCGCTCGTTCTCCAGCCCGATTTGCTCCGCCTGCGCCGTGCGGAGCGCGCGCTGCCCGGCCACCTGCGGGTTGCCAAACAGCGCCGTGCCGATGCTGGCCATCGAATCTTCGTTGATCGCGGCCTGCCCCGCGTAGGGGTCGCCGCCGCGCGCCAGATAGTTGGGCTGGATTGCCACCTGAGTGCCCCTACCAGTTCATGCCGGTGTGCGGGTTGATCGCCGGGACCATCTGCCCCGGACTCACGAGGTTCTTGCTTTTGCCGGTCAGCCAGTCCCACCCATCCGAGACGCGCCCGCCGAGCGAGCTGAATGTCTCGCCGCCGCCGCGCGCGATCCCGGCCATCGAGCCCAGGCCCGACACCAGCGATCCGACCGTCCGCAACCCGCCGCCGGCGGCGCGCGCCGCGGACATGTTGATCTGCGTCAGGGCATCGTTCGCGTCGATGTCGCGGCGCAGGAAGCCGATGCCCTCCGCGTTCGGGCGGATGGCGCGGTTGATGTCCGCAAAGGCATCCGTGCCGCCGCCCAGCTCCGCCCGCGCCTCGCCCTGCTGCACCAGGTCATTGCGCGCCCTGTCCGTGGCGGCCTGCGCCACGCCGGCGGTCACGTCCGACTCGCCTTCCCGGCGCTGCGCGCCGGGCACGAGATCCGGCGGCACCAGGAGCGCGCGCCGCTGCGCCACCGCCTTGGCCTGCGCCTCGTCGTATGCCTCGCGGTTCGCCTTGCCGAGCGAGTCCTGGAACAGCTTGTTGGCGTCGGTGGCATATTGCCGGCTCTGCTCATTGCCCCGCGCCGCGGCGGCAGACATGGCGTCCTGCTGCTCCGCGCGCCCCATCTGCTGGAGAACCGTGCCGGCCGCAGCCAAGCCCATGGCGGTGAGGGTCAGGGGTTCGCACATGGGACCGTCACCCGAACAGGCGGGCGCTGCCGCCGGCCCCGCGATAGGTTGGAAGCATCCCCTCGCCGCCGGTGGCCGTGGCCAGCGTCCGCCCCACGTTGCGGAACATCTCACCCACCGGGGAGAACACGGGGGTCTGGTTGGCGATCGTGTAGCGCGCCGCCGCCGCATTGGTTGCCGCCCCAGCGTCCGCATCGGCCTGGAGCTGGGACACGAGCGACTGCCGCGTGTCCTCCACACCCTGTCGCTGCCGGCGCACCACGTCCTCGCCCTGGTCCGCAATCGCCTGGCGCTGCGTGCCGACATCGAACGCCATGTCCGCGCGCTGCTTCGCCCCCACGCTGGAATTGCGCTGGCCGCCGCGCGACAGCGCGAATTCAAGCTGCTGCCCGGCCGAGTCCACCTGGCGGTCGAACTGCGGCTGCGTGTAGGCGCGGTAGGCGTCCCGGGTCTTTTGGTAGAACGGCTCATCGAACTGGTCGAAGGCGTAATTGATGGCAGTCATGCCATCCTTGACGCGCGCGCGCCGCTCCGCCTCGCGCTCACCCGCCCCACCATCCCCGCCGCCGCCGCCGAAGCACATTGCCTACCTCACAGCTCCAGCCCGTAGGTGTGGAACGTCTCGCCACCCTTGCCGGCCTTGGGGTGAGTCCCCTCGCGCCTGGCGCCGAACGACCTCTCCAACCAGCGTTGCGCGTCGGTGTGCCCGTCGATGGACTTCACCTCCATGCGGAGTCCGCCGGCATTCCGGACAGCGGGCATGATAACCCGTCTTGCGAGCCTTGTCAGCGCCAATGCGCTCATGGCGAACCCCTCCGTGCCGAAGCACCAGGGGAACCACGCGCCGGGCGTGCCGTGCATCGCGCCGATGGCGCTCACCGGCTCGCCATCCACATAGGCCACCCACCAAGGGAAGCCCGCCTGCGTCACGTCGCGCACGATCGACTCGGGGTCGTCGCCCCACCGGCGGGCGAAAATCTCGCGCCTGTCCCACTCGCGCATGTGGCGCGCGACGTGCCGCAGGCCCTCGACATCGTTCTGGTGCAGGACAACCCTCACGCGCCGTTGTCCTTGTCATCGAAGGGGGTGTAGTGCAGCACCACCGACTCCAGGACCGCTTTCTGCGGGGATCTGCCATGGAAGCGCAGTCCCACATGCGTGCCGTTGATGCCCACCGGGATTCGGCCGTCGCCCCAGGTGGAATCCTGGATGTTGGCGATGTTCACCCGCTCATCGGGGCGCTTGGGGTTTGCCCCCGCGTCGATGTCCCACCGCCCCTGGCAGCCTACGTCGATGCCGTCCAGGGCCTTGATGGTGTAGGGCGACTGGCCATCCATGAACGGCAGCACCACCTCGTAGGGGCTGGTGTCGTAGGTGGCGCCGCTCTCGCCGCCCAGCAGATACACGCCCGCGCCAATCCGGACGTAGAGCTGGTTGCCAAGCACCGCGAAGGCATCCACCGCGCCCCCGAAATCGTAGGGGCTCCAGGCGCTCACCTTGCTGGCGGGGAAGTAGGAGAAGGCATAGACGGTCTGCCCCAGCGCGATCAGGTAGCGGCTCCACAGCGGCTCCACCACCGCGCAGGCGCGCGTCACATCGGCCATGCCCCGCACGGCCACCCGGATCAGGTCATCAATCGGGGCGCCAATGTCGTATGTCGTGGCGAGGTTGGTCTGACTCATCTCGCGCACGCGCAGGCTGCGCACGCCGCTCCGGGTCAGCACGAACACGTCGCTCTCGCCATAGGGGATCGTCGCCATCGCCGCCAGCGCGCCCATGTTCGGGATCGTCTGCACGAGGAAGTTCTTGTCCGGGTCGGGATCAACAGACCATATCTGCGCCGCGGTGCCCGAGAACACCGCCAGGCGGTCGATATAGACCGCGATCCCGGTCAGACTCTCGCTGCCACCCAGGTTCGTGCTCAGGTCGGTGTTGCCCGCGCCGTTGGCCGCCGTGCCCCACTTTGTCGGGTCGCCTACCTCGCAGAAGTGCAGCGTATTGCCGGCGATGGCATAGACCTTCTCGCCCAGAGTCACGCAGGCGACCGCCCTCTGGCCGTAGAGCGCGCCCGATGGCGCCCAGGCCGCCACGGATGCACCGTTGTAAAAATGCAACACGTCGCCATTCGCGAATTCCGCCAGCACGTAGGGCTTGCCCTGGAACATATCGACATCGCGAATCCGGACCAGCGCGTGCGCGCTGGGATGCGTCACCGCCTGGTAGGTCATGTTCGACGGCAGCGCCGGGCTTGCGGTCGGCCCGAACACGTAGAGCTTGGTCGCGCTCGCGGCCAGGCCGTAGCTGTTGGCCGGCACGTTCGCCCACGGCACCAGCGCCAGGCGGTTCTCAATCTGCCCGCCCGAATTGATGTGCACGTTCAGCCCGTCGAAGAACGTCCCGGGCGTGCCGGCCTGGATGCCCTTGCGGACATCGAGGCCACCCCGAAAATCGGCAATCGTCTGGTGTGCCATGGCAGCCTCAGATCACGTTCGCGTAGAAGTCGGTCAGGTGGAGCGCCGGTGGCGTGGTCAGATTCGCCTCCCGGATGTTCTGCCAGTTCAGCACCAGCATGTAGTGCGACGCCCATTCCGGCGCGCGACCGCGCGCCACGCGGTCGTCCAGGCTGTCCGGAATGACATTCTCGGAATACCAGGTGCCGCGGTCCCACCGCGTCCAGTCCTGCGTGGCCAGCGTGACCTCGATATTCTTCTCGCCCTGGTATTGGGCCTGCGCAATGACCGGCCGCCCCACGGAGTCGAAACCCATGCGCCGAACCCAAAAGGTCCGCACGAAGATGAGCACGCTGGTCTGCGAGTAGGTCGCCTCGATTGCCGCGCCGCCGGCGCCCCCCACGGCGGTGTCCGCCTCGTTGCCGGTCCCCAGGTCGATCGAATACCGGAAAGGGCTCAGGCGCTCGACAACCGTGTGCGTGCCGTTCCAGACGGCGTTCAGGATACCGCCAGGGTCGCCCGTCACGCCGGCCAGAGTGACCGTCCAGCCCGGCCGTGGCCCGCTGCCGCCGATCCATTGCGCGTGCTTGTCCTCGACCGATACCAGGGACCGCCCCTCCTGCGTGGACACGAGGATCGTGTCATCCACAGTCGGCACGCCGGAGACGTAGGGCCCCAGCGTGCGCGCGGATTCGCCGGACGGCTTGGAATACCAGAACTCATCCAGCACCAGCTTGCCCGGGGAAACCGGCAGATACACGCGCAGCTCCGCGCCACCCGTGTAGACCGGATTCAGATCCATCTTGAGTGAGGATTTCCCGGTCGTCCGGAATACGGTAGCGTCCGCGGTGATTTCCTGCTCCCACGGCACCAGGCTCCGGGACACCGCGGCGTTGCCCTCGTCGGAGTGCGCCGAGAAATCCAGGCCGATCCCATCGGCTGGGCCGGTGAAGCCCTGATCCTCCCACGAGCCCGGCCCGGCGATGCCGCCGTTGCCGCCGTAGGCGTCCATATGGTTGTTCCGCAGCAGCATCCGCGGGAACAGGGCGTTGCCCGGGCCGGTGTGGTTGTTCCACATGATGCGCCCGCCGCCGGTGGCCCAATCGCCGGAAGCGGTCTGGAGGTTGTAGGCCCACACATCCCCGAACGCGAGCGTGTCCGCCACCGACTCCAGTCGCACCGCATGCAGCGCGCCGCGGTGCGACGCGCCGGACTGGAGCCATTCGCCGCTGACCATGTTCATGATCGAGCCGCCGCGTAGGTCCACCAGGTAGTCGCCATACCGGACGGTGCCCAGGGCCAGCGCCGCGCCGCCCTGGCTGTCGGTCAGAATCTCGCCGTCCTGGAAGGTGCCGGACAGCACCTCGATGATGAGGTATCCCCCCGGCTCCGCTTCGGCCTGGAGGAAGTCGATGGCCTGGCCGGTGAGGGTGAACGCGCCGTGCGTGAGCGTGATGCGCCGCCCCACCAGCAGACGAAGATCCTGACCCGCCAGGCCGAAGCTGCCGGCCTCGATCGCCATGCTCCGCCCGCGGCGGAAGATCACATCCTGGCCGGTGAGCGAGAAGGCGCCATGGGCAGCGGCCAGGCGCCGGCCGAATTCGAGGCTGATGCCTTGTCCGGAAAGGGAGAAAGCGCCGTGATCCGCGCCCAGCCGCCGGCCGTGTTTGAGGCTGATCGCCTGGCCGGTGAGCGCGAAGGAACCTTGGTCGGCCACAACGCGGCGGCCGGCCTTGAGGTTGATCGTCTGCCCAGAAAGGGAGAAGCCGCCCTGGTCGGCGGCGAGGGTGTAGCCGGTGGCTACAGCCCGCCCCAGAAAATGCCAGAGCGGCGCATCCTCAAGCAGAAACCACGGGTCCGCCGCGAACATTTCGTGCTCGTCCGCGCTCCACTGGCGGGAGGCGAGGGCGATGATGGCCGTCTGCCCGTCTTGCTGTCCTACGTTGTCGGCGCGTCGCCCGAACCTGATAGGCGCTGTGTTTGAGTTTGGCGCCCCGGTCGCCGTCCCGCCGTGCTCATTTGTCGGCGCCCCTGCGTCGAGAATGCCATTGAAATAGAATACAGGCGCCACCTCTATTGCAGCGCCCGCAGACACCGACACCGTTGTAATCTGGTTGGTCGGCAATAACGCGGCTGCGCTTTGCCACGCTCTATATACAAACCCAGGACCGGACGAGCGCACTAAAAGAACCTTGTCGGCGGTCGGGTTGCCGTATTCCAGGTTAAAAGGCGTGTCTGTTGCGCCGTTCCCGCTAACTGGCGCCTTGCCCACCAAAAACCCATGCGCGTTGGACCGAACGATGCCTCGCCACGCGACCGTCAGAGGCCCGGTCACATTCCAAATCGGATCATGCGCCGCCGACGCGAACGCAGTCCCCGACAGGTCGAGCGCCGGCCCGTCCGGTGTCAGGCCCACCGTGGGGGCGCTGGTGCCACTGAGAAGCGCCCCCGTCACCATGTCGCGCCCGAGGCCGAACTGTCCGCCTGTCACGAACAACCCGACAAGCCCCCGCGCCAACGGATGCGAGCGCCGCAGCCGCAGCGCAACGCTGGCGGGCGGGCGGACGCGCGGGCGGCTGTAGCGGATCAGCACCCGTCACCCATTCAGGTTGCGGTTGACCGTCCGGTATTTCACGTCCGCCGCCGCCGTCGCATCCAGCGCCGCGCCCATGCTGTTGACGATGGCGAACTTGAAATCAGCCGCAGGCAGAGGCACGCGCGGGAACGTCCCATACACCTTGTTGCCACTCGTGACGCCGCTTAACACCCCGCATGAGGCCGCCCAATACGTATCAGCCGGCGCCGTGGTGCCCGTGGCTACGTTGTCGCCGTAGATCGTGCCGCCCTGGTCCAACGGCAGGATGTAAAGGTGGAAGCGGCTGGCCGAGGTCGTGGTGCCGCCAACCTCGAAAGTGAACGACACCTCACACTCCAGATCGAGGTTCGTGTCCTGGTCGATCGCTGTAGCCGCGACCACCACTGAGCCGTTGGCCCGCGAATTGAAGTCGCTGGCGGTGAACCCGGCGCTCTGCCAAGTCGATGTCGAAGCGCCGTAGCTGAGTTTCGCAATGTTCGCCACGTCAACCCTCCATCTCGCGGGCGGCGATCACATCGGCCGCGTAGATGTGCGGGCCGGGCCAGGCGATTTGCTCGCGCGGGGTGATGTTCGGGCCAGCCGGGGCGGCGCCGATGGCGGCAGCGCGTTCCGGCGTGAGCAGGCCGATCGCCGCCATGTGGGCGAGGCCCTGCTGCACCGTGGGGCTGTTCATATCCAGCGGCGCTTGTCTCGTGCGAAGGCGAAACACCAACTTGCGCACCCGCGGGTCCGGGCTGTCCTCGACGGCCACGAATTCCGCCGCGGTGAACAGGTCCACGAACTCATCCGGCGCCAGAAGGCAGACCCCCGCGGTCGGCACCGTCGCATCATTCAGCGCCGCCTCGGCGTCGGCGGCCGACATGGCTGCATAGGCGCCGTCGCCCGTCACCAGAGCGCGCAGCCGCAGGTAGGGGTTCTCGCTCATGCGCGGCTACACAATCTGGATCACGCCGTTGGTCGGATCGGCGTCGATCGTGAACGTCTCGCCGTCCGCCAGCGTGATGGAGCTGCCGTAGTCATACCAGCCGATCAGCTCGTCATTGGTCGCCGTGTCGTTGAACAGGACCGCGTAGCGGAAGGGCCCCACGCTGCCGCCGGAGGCGGTCAGCACCAGGTCCGCCAGCACCAGCTTGTAGGTGCCGCTGGTCTGCGACGAAGTGGTGATGCTGGCCACCCGGGACGAGAGGTTCGTGTAGGTAATCTGCGTGAGGTTCGAGAGCTGCGTGTTCGACGCAATCGGCGCGGAGTTGGTCAGCGCCCAGGTCAGCGTGTCGCTTCCCAGGTTGTGCACCTTCTCGGACAGCGCCTCCACGAAGCTGTTGAACTTGTTGAACGTGGCCATGGGGTTCTCCGTCCGGAGGGATGTTCATTGTCCGCTGTCATTCCGGACAAATCAAGGTGGAACGTAGCGGATGATCCGGGCCGTGGCGCCGCTCGTGCCGCCCGTCAGGGTCGCGCCCGCGGCAAAGTCGGACGTGACCCCCTTCAAGAACAGCTTGGTTTCGGCCGGGTTAAACTCGAAATGGTGGTTGTTGAAGAAGATCACGGCGCCCTTGTCCGCTTTGATGAGGCGGCGGCAGTAGTCGATCGAGGAATTGACGAAATTCCATTCGGCACCGCCGGCGGCGTGCAGCGCCAGCCCGGCGTTGAAGATGATGCAGTTGGTGAACCGCAGGTTTTCGCCGGCATTCCGGACAGCCGGGGTGAAGTAGATGCACTCGGCGCAATAGCCGATCGTGCATTGCTCGTGCCGGATGAGGAACGCCTGGTCGGAGAACGTCACCCCCCGGTAGAAATCCCGGACATGCACGTTCACCAGATTCGACCGCGGCGACTCGAACTTGAAGCTCTTGTGCAGGAAGCCGCTCACCTGCGGTCCGGCATAGTTGTTGTAGGTGCCCTGCTCGCTGTCGGGACCATATAGCTGCGTTGCCGGACCGATGATCTGGAAGTTGCTCAGGGTGGTTTCGTCGTAGCGCACCCCGAAGCCCGAGTAGTCACCGCTGCACCAGACCGCATAATTCATCAGGAATGGGCTGATCCGAACCTCCTGGACCTCCCAATCGCAATTGAATCCGGAGAAGGTCAGCCAGAGCGTCACGTCCTCCGGTGTCTCGACATCGAAATACATCCAGTCATCATAGGGCGACGCCACCGTGACGCCGGCCGATGAGACATTGAACAGCGGGTCCGGCCAGTCCCATCCACCCATGCCCGGGCCATTGCGGAAGAAGCCCATGCCCAGCACGCGCGCGCCCCAAAAGCCCTGGCTCGCGCCCTCGGACAGCTTCACCCGGGCCTTCACGGTCCACTTGCCGGCGGGGATTGTGAGCTGTTGGCCGAACTGCCCGAAATGCGTCTCGCCCGGCAGGAACGTCACCGGCGGGTCGGTGAAGGTCGCCTTGCCGCCGGAGAACACCACATTCACGCGCGGCGAAAGCGATGTGTTCTGCCAGCCGGTGCCGCCGTCCGTGAAGCTGGGATTCGAAACGAGATTGCTGCCATCGTCCGGAATCTCGGTCATGCGCTGGAACAGCAGGTCCGAATTCCGCCCGTTGAACTGGACGAAGCCGTTGCGGATGGTGAGCCCCTTGTGCAGCGCATACTTGGCGCGGGGGCGGCCCTCGACCACGCCGCCGTGGTAGAGCGCCGCCTGCAAGGCCAGCCAGTCCATGTCGTTCTCGATGGAGTCCGCGAACCAGAACACGCCGCCGTTGTAGGCTTGCAGCTCGGCCAGGGTCGTGACGTTCAGGACATTGCGCGCCGGGTGGCTTTCGCCATCCCCGATCGCCCCGTAGTCCTCGGGGCGGCGAACGTCATCCAGGACGCCGTAGATCCGATCCACGTCATCGCCAAGCTGATCCAGCAGCTTGCGGACCTGGCCGGAACTGAGAGGCTGCCCGCGCTGCGGGATCGTCCGGTCAAGCGTGGTTTCGTATCTCGGGTAGCTGGCCATGGGTCACTCCGCCCACACGCCGGACCCATCCCACTGGACGCTGCCGACGCCACGCACCACTTCGAGGCGGCTGCCGATCGAGCTGTGGAAGCCGCGGCGCTGGCCGGCCAGGAACGAGCCCACCTTGGACTTGTTCGGGTTGCCCAGCAGCGAGCTCCGCACGCGGTTCGCTGCGGCGAGCTTGGCCTGCGCGTCGGGGGCCTTCTGTTGGGCCAGCAGCTCGGCGGCCGCAAGGAGCACCAGCAGGTCGTCATCCAGCGCGGCGGTGTCGCCGTCCGCCACCAGCGGACCCAGGGCCTTGATGCCCCACAGCCGGATCGTCAGGGCCGTGACGGGCGCCGGCCAGAGCTCCAGCTTGTTGCCCTCGCGGTAGTCCCACCGCTTCGGAGGATCTTGGCGCTCCCCCTCGGCCAGCACGTTGTAGTCCGCCTCGGACACGCCGGCGTTCAGCGGCAGCCAGTCGGTGCCCCACCGCACGAAGGCGTAGATCACCCGGTCAAACGCCAGGTCCGCCGGCCAATCGTAGAGGTATTGCCCGGCGACGGTCGTAATCTCCCGGCGCACCCGCAGATGCCGCCAGGGGCGGTCCATCCACTCGACGCGCTGGATGCGCGCCAGCATCTCGCGGATCGTGCTGTCCGCATTGATCCCGGCCCCGGCATTGGGCGAGTGCCGCGCCTCGGCGCGCACGCGGCGCAGCAGCTCCGCCAGGTTGGTGCCGGTTGCCATGGCTACTCGCCGTCGCCCTCGTCGCCGGACTTGGGCAGGTCGCCGGCAGTCACGGGCCTGGCCGCGCCGGCGCGGCCCGCCGGCGCATCGCCGTCGCTGGCGCCGCGCACCAGGTCGGACAGCTTGGTAAGGCCCTGCATGTGCACGTTGGCGAACATGGCGTCGATCAGCTTGGGCCGCTGCGGGTTGGCCTCGCCATACTTGGCCAGCAGCACCTCGCGGATCTGCGGCAGGCTCTTGGTGTCCTTGCGGGTCGGCGTGATGTTGATGACCGAGTCCTCGCCGTGGATGTGCCGCAGCAGGACCGCCTCGGCCACGGAGATGTCCGCCTGCGGGATCTGGAAGTTCCGATCGCCGGCCAGCAGAAGGTCGCAATTCACATACTGCATGTGGTGCTCTCGTGGTGTGGGATGAGCCCGGGCCGGCTGATGCCGGCCCGGGTAAGCGCATCAGGTCAGGTCGTGATGCCGAACGGCGTCACGCCCGTGACCGAGTGCGGCAGCGCCATCAGCAGGTGGAAGCCGATCGAGCCGTCCACGGTCGCGGTCGGCGTGTAGGTGCCGCGGGGGTCGCCCGTGGTCGCCGTGGGGGTGGAGATGACACCGGCCACGAACGTGCCGGCGCCGCCGCCCGGGGCCGCGTTGTTTTCGCGCTCCAGCAGAACGTGCCCGGTGTTGGGCACATAGACGGGCAGGCCCAGCACCTTGCCAAAACCCACCTCGGTGGCGGCGTTGCCGGTGGTGGCGCCGTAGGCCACCACGGAGGTGACGGTCTTGAACGCCTTGAGGCCCTGCGTGGTCGAGTTGTTCGGGCCGGCGATGTCTTCGATCATGGCCACGCCATACATGTCCGTGCCCGTCACCCGGAAGGTGAAGGTGGAGATGTTGGACCCGGAGTAGATCGTGACGTTGCGCGGCACGTCCAGGATGGCCACGCCGCCGGTGACGCGCGCGCCATCCAGCGTCAGGGTCGTGCCGGTCGCCACCGTGGTGCCGGACGGGTTCGTAAAGGCCGCGCTGGCGCGGATGCCGTCGCGGTCGATGGTGATGGGCGAGCCCATCGACAGGAGCACGGTCGGGGCCAGCACCGACGCCAGGCCGGAGGCGGACAGGCGCACATCCAGCGCGCGGAGTTGGTCGAGGAACGAGAACTCCCCGCCGCCGCCGTTGCGGTCCAGCTCCAGCACCACCGCGGCACCGGCCGGAATGGCCGCGGTCGCCACCAGCGTCACCACCACCGTGGAGGCGTTGAAGGCAATCGTGATGTCCCGGCCGAACCGATAGACGGTGCCGTTCCAGGCCAGGCGGTGCGAAACGCCCAGGGTGTAGTCGCCGCGGGAGCGGCCGGCCGGGTAGCCGAAGGTGATGGTGCCGCTGGTCGTCACGGCGGACGCCAGAACGGTGGAAAGGGTATCCTGATTGGCGGGCATCGAGGTGTCCTCTGCCAGAACCGAAGGGTAGCCAAGCCCGAGAAAGCGGACAGTTAGGGACCGTCCGCTTTCATTCCGGACTAGGCGATCGAATAGACGCCGTGGGCGTTCATCTGCGTGCAGACCATCGCGCCCGTCCAGGTCACGCCCTGGTAGATCACGAGCTGATCGTGCGGCCGGGCGGGGACGTGCTTCTTCATGTCCTCCCCATCCATGACCATCGGATACAGCTTGGTCGTGTCCATGATGTAGGCGTGCTTGGACCGGCCCAGGTCGTCCAGCGTGGGGTCATACTCGAATTCGCCCACGCCTTGCAGGACGATGGAGCCCATCGAGATGTCGCGCCGGCCGGTGAAGCCGGTCTGCGTATAGACGCCCTTGTTGTGCACCTCGGCCTCCAGCGCCTCCAGGAAGGCGCTGCCACACAGGCACTTGTTCGGCTTGCCCCCATACCGGCGGAGCTGGCGCACCTCGCGACGCAGGGTCGTGGTGAGGGTCTGGTTGGCCGGGGTGGCGGCGTTGATGTTCAGGGACGCGCGGTTGCGCCACCAAGCGGACTGTGCCCGGTCGATGCCGGCGATGATCCCGGTCGTCGGGGTGTCGCTGATGAACGCCAGGACGCCCGGGGGCGCCTTGGAGTCCTGCGTGCCGTCGCGCCAGAAGATCGAATTCATCGACCGCTCCACGCCTTCGCGCAGGTCATCGAGCTTGTCCTGCCAGATGCCGGAGATCCGGTGCATCTCGGCCTCGGAGTGGTCCACCGTGCGCGCGCCGGTCATGGAGTCCACGACGCTGATGCCGTCCTTCTTGAGCTCGGTCAGCGTGGTTTCGATACCGGCGTGCAGCTCCTTCCAGGGGAAGTTGATCTGCCGGATGTTGCCCGGGTTGCCGAAGGTCAGCACATCGTCGTTCTCGAAGCCGGTCATGGCCGTGCTGTAGTCGGCCTTGATGTTGCGGCGGATCAGGCCGGCGCCGCCGGAGAACGTCTTTTGCGCGGAGCGCATCGCGGACAGAAGCGGCTTGTCCTGGATGGTCTGCGCAAGGGGCTGGCCCTTGATGAAGTAGTCGAGCGCAGCGTTCGCCATGCTGGTGAGCTGCTGGGCGGTGAAAGGCATGGGTCAATCCCCCATCGGCGCGCTGGTCAGACCGCGGCGCGCAGAGCGTCCATGAGAGTCGCCGGACGCGCGCCGGTGGCGGCGGTGGGCGACGGTGACGCGGCGGGAGTGCTCCGGATGGCCTGGCGCTGCGGCTTGAGGCGCAAACGCAGGTCCGTCCAGACCTGGTTCATCAGCACCACCGCCTGCTCGGGAGCGTCGAAGGACTTGCCCTCGGCCCGCCACCGCGCCTGCATCCGGAGGGTTTCACCCTCCACGAACGGAGCGATCGACGCGAAGTCCGGATCGGCCTGCTTGGCCTGGAACCACGTATCGACCGCGGACACGCGCGCCTGTTCGGCCTGCACCGTCTGCGCCGTCACCTGTTGCTGCGCCAGGCGGTCTGCCTGACGCCTCTGACGCTCCGCCTGGAACGTCTGCTGGTGGCGCAGCCGCGCGGCTTCCCGCGCCGTGTCCTCATCCACGAGCCCGGTATCCACCTTCTCGCGAAGGTCGTCCGGCAGATCGTCGCCCAGGAACGTCCGCACAGAGCGAACGATGGGCTCCATCAGCTTCCAGGCTTCCGCGGGATCTTGGCGAAGCGCCGCCATGATCGCGAAGCCCTGGCGCACGTCCTCGGGCGAAAGCTCGTTCGTGGCCATGTAGGCTTCGATTTGCTGCATCCGCTCGGCGCGGGGTTGCAGTTCATCGACCCTCTGGCGCAGCTCCGCGCGTTCGCGCGTCACCTGTTGCCAGCGGGGGTGCTTGTGGAACGGCGGCGGCTCGTCCTTGTCGGCGTCGGTGTCACCCTCCGCCGTCTCGTCCGGCTTGGCCTCGCCATCCACCGGCGCGTCCGCTTTCGCGGCTTCGCCGTCCTTGGCCTCGGCGCCCTTGTCCGTGCTGTCGGGTGGCGAGTCCGACTCCTGGAGCGCGCGCCGGGTAGCCTCCAGCAGCGTCTCGCGGGTTTCGCCTGTCTCCGGCGCGGTGGACGAATCCGCCTTTCCGTCCGCGGCAGCCTGGATCGTCTCTTGGAACGGAGTCGGGTCCAGGTTCTCCACCGGCCCGTTGGCCGGCTCAGTCGCGGGTTGCGATCCCGACATGCGCTCGTCCTTGGTCAGCAACTCCCTCCAGGTCAGCGCCCCGCCGATCAGGGTCGGCTTTCTTCTCAAGTGCCTTCAAGCCGGCGGAGCGCCCCGGAGAGCCTGCGAAGCGCAACCATGATGTCCGGAATGTCCGTCCAACGCAAGCCCGAATACGGACAGACTAGGCGCCCATCATCCCCATCGGGCCGCCGCGCCCGGATACGGTCGAGCTCGGCTCGCCCGCCGGGTTGGCCGGAGGCCGCATCACCAGGCCCGGCGCCGCCGGTGTGTTGGCCGCGCCGCCCTGGCCGTTGGGGCCGCCGCCAGCCGCGCCGGCGGCTGCCGCGCCCGGGTCGGACGGGCCCTTGTCGGGACCACCCTCGCCCGGCACGCCCGCCCCCGACCCCACGCCGCCCGCCATCTTGGCCATGGCCATGATGGACGGCAGCCCGTCCAAGATCATGTCGGCCGGGTCCAGGTTCTCGTCCAGCCGCTTGAGGATTTCCTTCGCCAGCGCGGACGGCTTGATGCCGGGGATCTGGAGCAGGGTGGGCGCCACCATCTGGAGGGCCTGGAGGTCGGCCATGCGGTTCGGCCGGCCGGCGGTGCCGGCCTGGATGTCCAGATAGAGCCCGTCGAACAGGTCCGGAGTCGGGATCTCCGGCCATTGCGCGCCGGGGCCCGCGATCTTCTTCACGGTCGCCGGGTCCATCTCCATCAGCAGCACGCGCCCGGCCTCCACGAACATCTCGCTCAGGAAGGTGTTCAGGTCGTCCACGTAGGACTCGGACGCCTGGTCGGAAGAATTGGCCGCCCGCGACACCTCCGTGGCCGTGGCGCCGGTCACGTTGCCCATGTCCGCGCCTTGCGCTCCCACCACGCGGCCGATGTCCTGGAACTGCGGGGAGGTGTCATACATGGCCGGGTCTATGCCGGGGTGCTTCATCCACTGCACCACGTCCTCGATCTTCTCGTTCGGCTGGAGCCCATCGAGCTCCACCAGCACATGCGCGTCGCCGGTCAGCAAGCGATCGCGGTCATCCGGCGGCAGCTTGCCCCGCGGCGACACCGCCTTGGGGCGGGCCGCGATGCGATGGTCCCGGAGCCCCTGGCGGGAGCGGTTGTATTCGTCCTGCATGTGGCGCATGCGCTCGACATCGGACACCGGATAGGGCGTCACCACCTCGTCGTCCGGAATAGCGTCGGACTGCGAGAACACCAGCGCGAACCACGGCCAGAACCGGGTCAGCTTCACCGGCGGCTCCGCCGGTTCCGCCAGGAAGTCCGGGTAGCCCTTCACGGACCAATAGACCAGGCCATCCTTGCGGGAATAGGTCATCCACACGCAGCACTTCTTCGACTCGGACGGCAGGTCGCCCTCGCGCGCCGGCGCCAACGTGCTCGGGGCCGCCTTTGAGTCGTCGGTGTAGTAGCATGTGCCCGCGCCGCGCACGTCCACGCCGAACATTTCCTGGATCTGCGCCACGGTCCACACGAATTCCTCGGTCACGCGGTCGCAGCCCAGGAACCCCCGCAGATCCACCAGCCCGCGGTCCGGAATGATCGAGAACGGCGCCGGGAAATCGAACCGCAGCCCCTCGTCGGACACCACCGTGGCCTGCGACTTCATCGACTCGATCGCCAGGCGCAGTTCCTCCGCCTCGGCCGCCTCCGGCGTGGCCGCCACCGCCTCCGGATCGTGGATGTCCGCCATCAGGCGCTCGATATGCGCCAGCCGCACCTCCATGTTCGCCGTCTGCGCCATGGTTTCGGGCGACGGCTGCATGTGCCGCTCATAGCCCAGCTTCACGAACGCCACCCCCATGGACAGCGTGCGCGCCACGGTCCGCTTCATCGACTGCTTGAACGGCGGCCTCACCTGCTGGATCTGGTGCTTGGCCACCAGGTTGAGGCTCCGCGCCACGCCGTCCATCATCCGCCGGCGCATGCCGCCCTTCATCACGTCCTGCATCAGCGGCGCGCTCGCCGGGTTCACCGGGTCCATCGCCGCGGCCTGGAGGGTTTCCGCGCTGCCGTCCCACATCTCGAAGTCCACGCTCGACCGGCGGTCCACCCGCAGCACCGGGTTGCGCGCATACAGGCGCGCCGTGCGGCTGTTGACGTGCTCCTGGAGGATGTTGGCCCGATACAGCCCCGCCTCCACCCACGCCGGGTCCGCGCCCAGGCGCAACAGGCGCAGGTTGTCCCGCATCCGGTCAAAGTCCTTCTGCCACCGCTGCTTGCTGGCCTCGATGTCGGACTGCATCTCGCGCACGAAGCGCCCGCGCGCCTCGGTCGGGGCCGGCACGTCGCGCCGCATCATCCGCGGCGACTCGTTCGGGTTGGCCGCCGCCGCGGCCACCACATCCCCAAACGGCAGCATCCCATCCATCGGGCCAGCCGGAACACCCGTCTCCACCGCCGGGTCCGCCATCATCGCACCGCTCATGTCACCACCCCTTGAACGCGCGCCGCGCGTCCTGCTGCGGTCCGCGCGTCAGCCGCCGGAACCATGCCATCGAACCCCGCGGCGGCCCCGCGTCCGGCTCCACCGGACGCGCCGCCTGCGCCATGCGGTCAATCCCCCGCCCCAAGTGCGAGAGGAACGACACGAAATCGTCGTGCGAGCCGTTCGGGAACTTGAGCAATTCCTGCTTCGCGTCCTGCCACCAGGGCGCGAACGCCGGAAACCGGACGCGCCCCAGCGCCATCAGCCCGCGGATCGCCTGCGCCCGCGACAGCATGTCCTTGGCCGGGCTCGACGGCACCACTACCGTGTTCACCCGGTCCTCCTGCATCCGCTTGCGCAGGAACGGGCCCAGCGACTTGCTGATATGCTCATCCTCGGCCCACCAGTTGTAGGGCTGGTGCCGGCGCATCAGCGCGATCATCGATTCCACCGTCTCGTCCGGCGGCATCCGCCGCCAGGCCAGGTCCGGCAGAATCCAGATCACCCCCTCGTCGTCCACGCCGGCGACACCCATGCACGTCTTGTCCGCGGATTCCTTCGTGGACACCGCATGGTCACTCGCGCCGTAGGTGCGCAGATTCTTCGGCACGTCGCCCATGGATCGGTATTCCGTCAGCCACTCGGCCTTGAACTCGTCGCCATCCTCCAGCGTCGGCCGGCCCTGGTAGAGCGACACGAACCCGCGCGGGTTGGCATCGCGCAGCGCCTCCAGGAACTCCCGCCCGAACTTCTCCGGCCACAGCGCATCGCCCACCGCCCGGCCGATCGGGTCATCTTCCTCCGCCAGCGCCGGCAGGTGCAGGATGCGCCACTTGGCCGCCTCCTTCTCGATGTAGTGCGGGTTGCTGGGGTCGATCAGCCGCCCCACCAGGTCGTCCTCGTGCCAGCGCGTCATCACGATCGCCGTGCGCCCCATTTCGTCCAGCAGGCGCGTCCGCAAATCGTCCTGATACCACTCCCACAGCTTCTTCCGGACGGCCCGGCTCTCCGCTTCCTCGCGGCCCTTGATCGGGTCGTCCACCACCAGCAAATCCGCGCCGCGGCCGGTCACGCTGCCGCCGCGGCCCGCCAACAGCACGCCGCCGCCGAACGTGGTCTTGATGCGGTCCGCCGACTGCGAGCCCTTCGCGAGCTGCGAACCCGGGAACACCTGGCGGAACGGCTCGGACCGGAAAATCTCGCGGATCTCGCGTCCGGTATCGCCGGCCAGATCCTCGTTGTAGGTGCCGAAGATCACCTGCCGGTAGGGGTCGCGGCCGATGAACCAACACGGGAACCGCTTGCTCACCAGCTCGGACTTCCCGTGCCGCGGCGGCATCGTCACGATCAGGTTTAGCCACCCCTTCTCGCCACGCTCCAGCTTTTCCAGCGCCACCGCCAGCGCCCGATGGTGCCGCGCATCGCGATACCGGCTCAGGTAGGGATTTGTCCGGTTCGACAGGTCCGGCATCGTCACCTTCGCGAACGACATCAAGTCGCTGCGGGCCCACTCCACCAGCGCGCCGTGCGCGCGCTGCGCGTGCGCCAACTGCATCCGTTCCGCCGCGCGCTGCAATTCCACCCGCTGCTCAGGCGTGAGCTGCGACAGCATGCGCTCCAGCGCAGCCGGGTCGATCGTAGGCTGAGAGGGCGGCTTCTTCACCGCGCGATGTGACTCCACACCGCCCAGGCCGCGGAGCCCACCGCCACCAAGCCCGCCGCAATCAGCTTGCCGACCGCCAAGCCGCCCATCGACTGATTCAGCTTGGCCATGATGGCGTCCAGCTTCTCGTCCACCGTTTTGATGGACGACTTCACACTGGTGACATCGTTCTCAAGCGCGTCCATCCGCCCCTCCAAGTGGCCGATGGTGCGCGCCAATGCCAGCCGTTCTTCATCGCTCATGGCGCCCTCGGGGTCGGTGGGCGCTTCACCACGCCCGGCTTGCAGAACGGGCACGGCACCGTTGTGCCGGCGCCCACGCGCACCTCGCCGGTGTTCTGGCAGGCGTCGCACACCCTCACGGCTACAGCTCCGCATCCAGCGCGTAGGTCCGATCCACCGTCTCCGTCTTGCCGGAGCTCGTGGACGTGACCGCGAACCGCGCCCCATACGCCGTGATCGCCTCCAAGGCGTTCGCCGCGGCGTTCGTGCTGGTGCCGTTCGCCGTCACCGTCGCCGCGGGCGCGGCCCGCATCGCGGGCCAGTGCACCGGCACCTGCACCTTGTCGCCGCCGGTCGCCACGCTCGCGCCCGCGTGCACCTGCACCAGCCGGTAATACCGCTCGCACATCAACCGCTCGATCGCCGGCGGGCGACGCTCATACGTGGTCGCCACATTCGACTCGAACTGCGGCGCCGCCAGCGTGCCGGTCCCGAATTCGATGGTGGCGTTCACGCCGGCCGTCAGGCCGGCCACCGTCAAGGGCGACGCGCCATAGGAACCGCCGTTCACCCGCGCCTGCGCGGTGCCGATCCAGGACAGCACGAAGGTGCCGCCGTCCACATGCCCGCCCTCCACCACCTGCACCAGCGTGCCGGCGGAGATGGTCACGCTGTTGGACGGCAGAACGGACGTGAAGGTGTAGGTGCAGCCGCTCGCGCCACCCTTCCAGCGATCGTGGCCGTAGGCCCCGGCGGAAAGGCTGTTGCCCGACACGAAACCGCGCTGGTTCACCTGGAAATCGGCATTGATGATGCGGTTGCGGAAGCCCACCGCGCCGATCAGCGTGTTCCAGGCGTAGGTGTCCGCGCCGGTGGCGTAGAGGATCTTGCCGGCGTCGCCGGCAACCGCCGGCGGGATAAAGGCGTTCTGGCCGGGGGAGAAGGGGGCGAGGCAGAGCCACTTCACGGCGGCCACGTCCGTCAGGAACACCCCGGAGGTGTGGGCCTCGGTCGCCACCCAGGTGGCGCCGTGGAGGGTGCCTTGCACCAGGTCGCCTTTCGCGTAGGCGGTCCCGGTGAGCCAGGCGCCCCGCGGATTGAAGCCTGTCCCCAGCAGGGCCGCGGTGCTCGCGTGCAGCGATTCCGGCTTCACGCTCGCGTTGGCGGCGAAGCCATCAGCGCGGCGGATGTCCGCCAGGGCCAGGGTCACGGAGGCGATGGACGCCTGGATGGCGTAGAACTGACTGTCCAGCGCACCGCCCGGCGGCGGGGCCGCAGGCTCCACCGCCTGGTGGCTGGTGAAGCTGTAGCTGACCAGATAGTTGGTGGGGGCTGGCGCAGGCATGAAGATGTCCGTCCGCGGTGTCGTGTCCGGCGGACAGAATAGACCAACCGGACGGCGATTGCACCAGGGTCTATGTCCCCGGAAGTCGTTGCGGACTCATATTTTGTCGGAGCCCCCGTCAGACCGGCGAACGCGCGTGTCGCACCCCCGGGTGGGGGTCGATCGCCGCTGTCCGTCCGTCTGTCCGCCGTCCGCTTCGCTGCGCCGCGCCGCGCCACGGCCCACCATCATGGGCCACTGCGCTAACGACACAGTGACCCGGTCCGGATTACGTAGCGTTATCAGTGGGTTACGGTGCGTTCGTTTTGGTTGCGGCCAGGACTTGCGCCAAGAACCCGTCCGGGTCGAACCCTGGCGCCCCGTCCGGAACGATTGCCGGCCCGTCCGGTATGCCGTCCGCTTCGGACCGCTCCGCTTCATCACGAAGCCGGAGGCCCAATTCAACAAGCCGCTCTCCGGCCCGGATCACTTCGGCCGGCGGCGTCCCCGCATCCTCCGCAACCCGTGTCCAAGCCTTGACGCCGGCCGCGATGAGGGAAACGCCGCTTCGGCGTTGCACCTGCCGAACCCGCCGCATGAACGATTCATGGCCCTTTAATCTCTGCGCCTCTTGGTCCGGATACGCATAACCAGCCTGCCGACACGCCTCCGCCGGTTTTTCGCCATTACCCCAGAAACCCGCCGCAATCTCCATTTGAGGAGTCAGCCCCGACGACGCCACGAACCGCCCCCCAGCGCCGTTGACGATGGCGCCAGATGCCGCCGCCACACCTCCCCCATTCGGCCGCCCGCCCCCGTCCGGAACGGCCCGCCCCGCCCCTGCCGCACTCCCCGAACCCGCCGCCGCTCCCGACATGCCGCACCCTTACCGTTAAATCGTGAAACCACGCGATTTCGCCACTTGACAGTCAACGCGATCCAATGAGAGGAACGGGACCGGACTACAGCCTACACCACACCACCACCCAGGAGCCACCACACCACATGGCCCGAACCCCCGCCCTATCCGTAGAGGAAGCCCACGCCGCTTGTCTTGAAGCCTACGGCCCCCGCGACTGCTTCCGCGCGAATGGCAACCCCGCGTCCCACATCGCGATTCATAGTGGCAACCGTGGCCCGGTCCGCGCATGGCTGACCGCGTGCGGCGTTCCGTCCGATGCAGCCCGCAGCCTTGGCCTAGAAGCGCTTACCTGCGCATGGATCGACCCCGACAACCACCAGCTTGCCGCCTTGCTGCGCCCCCACGGCCGCAGCGTCCCCGCCTTCTATGCCACGCACCACTATGTGCCGACCGACACCACCACCACCACCACGGAACCCCCCACCATGAACGCCCTTGATCTCCGCCCCGGCACCCGCCGCCCGGCCCCCACCATCGAACACGAACCCACTCCCACGCCCGCCCCGTCCGCAATGGCCCCGGACGTGGCATCCGCCGCAACCGCCCTGGCCGCCGCCCTGGCCGCCATGCAGCCCAAGGCCACGCATGTGGACGCCGACACCGTGCGCGCCATCGTGGCCGAGGAACTCGCCAAGGCGCACAAGCCGCTGACCATCGAAATCCGGACGGACGGCGCCGAGCCCCGCCGCATCGAAGGTATCGCCCACCCCATGCTGCCGAAGCTCCTGGCCGCCTGTCAGGCCGTGCGGGGCCGGGGCGGTATGGGAGTCTGGATCGCCGGCCCGACCGGTAGCGGCAAGACCCACGCCGCGAAGCAGGTAGCCGAAGCCCTCGCCCTCGCCTTCCACCACAACGGCGCCCTTGCCGACCCCTACGCCCTACTCGGCTACCAGGACGCGGGCGGAACCTACCACGGCACCGCGTTCCGCGCCGCTTACGAGCTCGGCGGCATCTATTGCTTTGACGAGGTTGACGCATCCGACAACGCGGCCTTGCTGGCCTTGAACGGCGCCCTCGCAAACGGCGCGTGCACCTTCCCGGACGGCGCCGTGAAGATGCATCCCGACTTCATTTGCATCGCCACCGCCAACACTTGGGGAATGGGCGCAACTGCGGAATTCGTTGGCCGGTCCCGGATCGACGCGGCGTTCATGTCCCGCTTCCCGATCCGACTCGGCTGGACCTACGACGAGAACACCGAGCGCGCCTTGTCTGGCAATCCCGCATGGTGCGATCGCGTGCAGCGTGCCCGCCGTCGCGCCCAGGAGGCCGGGCTTAAGGTTATCATCGACCCCCGCACCACCTACGCCGGCGCCGCGCTCATTGCGTCCGGAATGACACCGGACGACGCCGCCGGTATCACCTACCTCGCGAACCTCGCGCCCGCCCAGCGCCAGCAGATCGAAGGCTAGACCCATGGCCCGCATCTTCACCCTTGACGCTCCCGAAGCCGCCGCCCCTGGCCGCAAAGCGCACCACGTCGTTTGTGCCGATGCGTCCGAGTATCACGCATACGTCACCAGCCACCGCCATGAGGAACCCACCGCCGGGCGCCGCGAATGGTTCGGCAGCGTGACCCGCGCCCAAGCCTTGGCCGCAATCGCCCATGGTGACAACGCCTGCGCCGCCGCATCCGATGCAATGTTGACCGAGATTGAAACCGCGCTAGACATGCCCACCCCCCGCACCGTCACCCGCTTGGACGTGGCCGGCGGTATCCCTTGCGTGCCAGCGCACCTTGCCGGCGCCCCCATGGCCATGCGCCGCCGCGTGCGGACGATGGACGAGGCCGCCCCCCTTGGCATTGTGGTGGATGTCGTTTGCTCCGGCACAATTTCGACGCGCGACATGATGAATCGTGGCGCCGCCATCGTGGCGCTTGTGCGCCTTCTGGCTGCCCGCCGCCCCGTCGAGTGTTGGGCGGTTGCGGGGTCTGGCGCGCAGGGCTGGACCAATGGGATTTTCCAATGGGTAAAGATCGACACGGCCCCCCTAGACCTCGCCCGCGCCGCCTTCATCCTTGGCCATGTCGGATTCGCCCGCCGCATCACCTACGCCACCGCCAAGGGTGAGTATGGTTTTGACGGCGGCTGGCCGTTTGGCGCGCGCCTCTCCCCCGAAGGGTATTCCGGCATCGTGGCGCAAGCCCTCCCGCACCTTGGCGACTCCCTCTTGATTCCCGCCCCGCACATCAGCGACGCCAGCATTGCGGACCCCCTCGCGTGGATCAGGAAGCACCTCGCCACTTACGCCCCCGACTAGCCCCCCATCCCCCGACCCCTGGAGGCGCGCAGGCATCCGCCCGCGCCTCCCCTGGCCGGCGGATGGCGCATCCCGCGCCACCCCATACCGGACGACCAACCACACCACCGACCGACACCACACAAGGACCCCGACCATGCCCACCGATCCCACCGCCCCCCGTGGCGACTACATCCCCACCAACCTGACCGACGAGGCACCGCCACACCCCGGCATTCCGGCGGATTTATGGCTTGCCGTCCGCTCCACCTTGGCCGCCTCGACCGTGGCCAATCTGGCGACCCTGGCCGCCATGCTGGCCGAGCGCGAGCACGAAGCCGAAGCCCTCGCCGAGCAGCACGCCGGGCACGGTCCCGATTGCGTTATCGGCATCCTGGCCGCCGGAATAGCTCTCGGCGTGGCCGCCTCGCGCGGCATGATTGCCGGCATGATGGACGTGGCATCCGCCACCCTCACCCCCACCCAGGTGACGACCGCCCGCCAGCTTGGCGAGCGCAACGCCGCGACCGCGCCCGGCTTCATGGCCGATCCGGACCGTCTGGAGGCGGCGCTTCGCGAGGGCTTCGCCCGCGACCCGAAAGCGGACCGCGCGCCCCCGAAGCGCCCGCCCGCCGGCATCATCCACTGACCCCGAACCCCCGCGCATCCGGACGCCTGCGGCGTCCGGAATGACGCCGGACCACGCAACCACCACACCACACCACACCCCACAACGCGAACCCTCCCACCACTAGGATTCCAAGCCATGAGCACCACCACCGACACCACCCCCGACACCAAGCGCCCGCGGCGCCTCACCGACGAGCAGCGCGGCGAGCGCCAGCGCGAACGGTTCGACGCCGCGTTCCTGGCCGCTGTCCACCAGATGGAGAGCCGGACCCGCAACACGCAGGCGTGGGCCATCGTGGACCCGACCAACCCGCAGCGTTGGGGCTGCGTGGTCCTGACCTGGGGCGCGGGCGGCTCCTGCATGGCCGTGGCGTGGCTCCCCGACGAGACGGGCCGCATGGGCGGCCGGCACACCGGCAAGGCGCACGGGGGCGGCTACGACAAGCGCAGCGCCGCCATGCACGGCGCCCGGTTTGTCGCGCCCGATGGCACGGCCGGCGGGATCAACGGCAACGGCGGCATCGACTGGCGCCGGCAACTAGAGGACGCCGGCTTCCTCGTCATCCAGGCTTGCTAGGCGCCCCGACCCTGACCCCTGCCGGCGCTGTCCGCAATGCAACCGGACGGCGCCGGCTCTGGCCAGGGCCGGGCGCGAGGCGCCCGCCTGGGACACCACCACACTCACCACGAAGGATTCCAAGTCATGACTGACATGCACCCTTACGCAGCGCACGACCTGGGCGACGTGTTTGCCGGCATCCACGACGAGACGGACGAGGACCACACCGGGCGCGAGCGCGTCACCCCGGCCGGCTCGCTCTGGTATGTGGCGGACGTGAACCGCTACGAATACCCGGCCTACAGCGGCCCCAACGGCAGCCACCCCGCCGGGTCCGTGTGCGCCTACACGATGGTCTGCCCGGCGACCGGTGCCGCCATCACGCCCTACGCTCCCACCACGGACGGCGCGCCCTTCGCCCACTTCCGCGACGAGATGGCCCACTTCGTGAAGGTGGATCTTCCTGGTGAGGCGTGGCCGACCTTGCGCCGCCAGCTCGAAGCTCTCCGCGACGTCAAGGACGAGGTGCACGAGCTGGAGGATCGGCACGCGGACGAGGACACCACCCCCGAGGACTACGAGGTGTTTTATGGCAGCGTCGCGAACCTCCTGCGTGTCGCGCGGCTCACCACACCCAACACCGAGCGGCCGGACGCGAGCGCGTAGATCGTCCGCAATCCCACCCGACAACCCACCACACCCCGAAGGATTCCAAGCCATGAACGCGACCACCGAACCGACCACCACCCCCGCGTCCCTCTCCGCCCGCCTCGCCACCATGGCCGAGCAGGTGCGGGGCATGGCGGATGCCATGGAACCTGAATACGGCGAGGACCCCGCCGAACTCTCCGCCCTCGCGTCCGCCCTCACCGCCGCCAGCCAGGACGCGGCAGCCCTGGAGGCGCAGATCCCGAAGCGTGACGCGAAGGTGGCGCGCTGGATGAACGCCTACCCCACCAATGCGGACGGGGAGGGTTGAGCGATGTATGTGATCTGGAACGCGACGCTTCGCGCCTACGTCGCCCCGGCCGGCTCCGCCAAGAGCTACACCAAATCGCTCGAACGCGCCCGCAAGTGGCCGACGCGCGAGTCGGCGCAAGCGAACTGCTGCGGGGATGATGTGGTCCGGGATGCCGCGGAGATCCTGCGCTCCTAGACCCAACCCACCCAAAACACCAAGGGCCGGGGCGCCACCACAGCGCCCCGGCCCCTTTCGTGTCCGGCCCTTCGGGCCGCAGCCCGGCGGCCTGGATCACCGCCCGCCCCGCCCGCCACCACAGCGGGGCGCGCCCAAGGGGCGCGAGGGAGCGAGCTTGCCGACACCACACCGGCTAGTGCTCCAGCGTATCACATCCACCTGTCCGGTATCCAGCCCCGCCGGCTCACGCGCCTCACACACCTGACGCGCTCCGCGCGCCCTCTCCCTCGGTAGGATTCCAAGTCAGCCCAGCCCACCGCCCCCCTACCGCTCGCCGCCCACCCATTCGGGCGCGTCCGTTTCCCACCAGCGCCCCGCCGCAACCCTATCCTGGCCCGGCTCCACCCGCTCCAGCGCCCGCAGGGTCCAGCCGCACCCACCCACGGCGCCCCACACCTTCCAGGATTCCAGGCCAGCCACGCTGGCGTCATCCTGCCCGAGCAGGAGTCCCACCTCCTGGGCCGCGTCCATCCAGAGCTTTGCGAGGTTGTCCGTGTCCGGCCGGCGCGTGTGCGGCGCCCCGTGCAAGCCCACATCCACGGTCGGGAACACGAACCGCAGCGACACCGCCAGATCACACCCCCCGCGCACGCCCTCCAGGGCATCCCCAAGGCTGTCCGCCGCTGTCCGCAGCGACGATACCACCCGAGCCCTCCACAGCCCTGTAGCCCGCCCAGCGGCGCGCCATGACACCACCCGTCCCCGGACAAACCGCGGCCTGGGCAGGGGCGCGGGCGTTCCGAGTATCCAGCCGCTCGCCAGATCCGCCCCCGAGGTCATCACCATGTCGCCCCTCCACCCGAATTGCAGGGTCAGCCCCTCATCCGACAGGCGGGGCGGCCCCATCGCCATGACCGCCATCGCGCCATCCATCCGGGGGTCGTGCTCGCCGTCTTCATCGTCGTCCATAGGGGTGCCTTCCGTCCGGTCCGATTCCGGACAATAGCACGCTCCAACCGGGAACGCGCGCCTCTCTGAGAGCCCCTCTCTTGGGAGAGTTACACTCTCCCTTAGAGAGAGGATATTTATATCTCTCTCTAAGAGAGCAAACGGCTTCCAATCTTCCAACGCATTGAAATTATTGGGTTAATTTAGGCGTTGGAACCGTTGGAACGAAAATTCCATTCCAGCGATCCAACGCCGCCTTTTCAAGGGTTTGCGGTTCCAACGGGCTGAGCGTTGGAATTTGGGGTGGGGTCAATTCCAACGTGTCCGGGTGTCTCGTGCGGTGGGATTCCCGCCTTCGTCCACATCCACCCATCCGCAAGCATCTGCGTCTGGTATGCCGCAATGGTGATCTGTGCGAAGTGCTCGCCGGTGCTTCGCGCCATGGAGTCCTCGTAGATCAGCGCGTCAGCCGCTTTCGCCAGCGCGCGCCTGTGCGCCTCCTGTAGTGTCACACTCCACCTCCCACGGGCGGCTGCGCCGCCCCCAACATCCGGTTGTAGGTCCAGCCGCTCCAGTCGGGGGTGTGTGCCCCCTTCCCCAGCGTGTAGCCATCCAGCGGGTCCGGTTTGGCCAGCGGCCCGCCAGGCACATCCAGATAGCCGTGGCCGCTGCCCGCCTTGGAGTTGACCAGCCGGCCACCGTCGCCGGTCGCGTGCTCCACCAGGGCGATCAGCGCCTTGTCGTTCATCTTGAGGGCGGGCGGCAGCTCGCCCTTGCGGTCGCCGGCCAGCCCGTTCTTGCCGGTCGTGTTGTAGGGCAGCCCGGCCGCAACCGCCCGCTCGACGGCCGCCACCAGCCACGCGATATGCTCGTCCGTCTTACTCGTGGCCCGGTCCAGCGCGGTCGCGTCCTCCAACCCTCCGTGCGCTGCGCGCACCAGGGTCCGCATGTCGCTCATCGCCTCCGGGTTGTTCGCCTTCACCACCGCGAAGTGAAACAACGTGCCGGGCTTGGCCGGCTTGTTCATGCGCTTGAGCCGGTCCGCATAGTCGGGCGGCTGCCACACCCCCAGCACCATGCGCGCCGCGCCCAGCAGCGCGTTGGACCCACGGATCGCCTGGCGCATGTCGCTGGCCGACTGGATGGGCGCGTCCTTGGTGCCCTGTTTCCGGACGTGGTGAGTCACGAACGTGGCCACCTGCGGGTGCTTCGCCCGGATCAGCGCCAGCGCGGTCATGTATTGCTGCACGATGATCGAGGCGTTTTCCTCCCCGTGCAGCGTGGCCGCCATGGTGTCCACCGCCACGAGCTGGAGGTTCGGCAGCGCGGTCAGCGCGTCCATCATGCGCTGCCAGGCCGGCGTGGGCCGGGACGTGCCGCCTGGCCCTATCTCCGCCAGCGGGAACACGCCGCCGGCCTGCACCAAGGGCAGCACGATGAAGCGGTCCGCCGTCCGGAACCGCCGGCCGGTCGGGTCCATGTCGTGCAACCTGATGCGCAGCTCGTCCTCGTCGTCCTCGGCGGTCAGCAACACCGCCGTGCCGCCGGTGTGGCGCGGGTCGATCGGCTGTCCCAGCCATTGCGTGCCCTCTGCGCCTTCGGCCACGGCCATGCACAGATCCAGGAGCGCGAACGTTTTGCCCACCCCGCCCTCGCTGGCGAGCACATGCGTGGCCCCGGTGCGGATCAGCCCCCGCACCAGCCACTTGCGCTCGGGCGGCGCCTCCGGCGGCACCCATCGGTGCACCGCCCAGCCGCGGATGTCGCCTGCCTCCAACCCGGCGCCCTGCGCCGCCGGCACCTCCACGCGCCCGCTCCCGTAGAGCTGCGCCGGCGCCACGAGAGGCCCGTGCCGCTCCACGTCCAGGCGCACAATGGCGGACCATTCCTGATCGAACCGCTCGGGCGGCCACGGCGGCTGCATGTGCGCCAGCATCCAGCCCTGCGCCAGCGCGCGGGCCTCGTCGGCGGTCGCAATGGCGCCAGTCCGGACCGAGTGCACGTAATGCCCGAACACCTGGGACGCCGCATCCCACCGAGTCGCCGCGCCCTGCCCGCCGGCGTGCACGTCCTGGGTGAGTCGCTCCCGCGCGGTCCAGTTGCCAGCTTCCAATCCGGACAGAGTGAGCGTGCCCTGCGCGGCCATCGCCAGGGCTTGGTCTGACGCCCACGGCAGCGGGTGAAGATCCTGGATTCGTTCCTCGATCCCGGAAATCGAGTGCCGGCAGTCCGGGTCGCAATGACGCATCCAGACGCGGAACCGGCCACCGTTCTTCTGGTGGTCCGTGCCGGGAATCCGGATCACCTGCGGGATGCGCTGGAACGAGGGATCGCCGCCCGCCTTGAGCGCCAACAGATGCCGCAGGCGCGCGACGCGCGCTGGATCTTCCGGCTCATCCAGCAGCCAATAGGCGTGCAGCTTCCCGGGCGAGCTTTCCACCACGATGCCCGCCGGCCCCAGCGCGTGCTCCAGGCGGAGCAGGCTGTCCTCGGCGGTGTCCGGATTGTCCAGGTCCACCACAACGGAGGTAAGCCAGGCCACGTCCGCCTCGGTCTGGCGCCGGTTCTCCAGCGACTCGGGCCGCATCACGCCGGGGATCAGGAACGCGCCCCCGTTCACCCCCCGCCAGCGTTCGGCGTGCGTGGCGATGGCGCCGGCCCCGCCATCCGGCGGCGACCAGTCGGCCCATTGCTGCTCCCGGAACAGCCCCTCGGCCAACGTGCCCTTTTCGCCCAACCCACGCAGCGCGATGGACTGACCGGCCTCCCAATCGACCGGCCCGAACACCGCCCCCAGGAAGCGCCCGATGGCGTTGCGGTCGATGGGTTCTTCGGTGTCTGGATTGAGGTTCACAGCGTCACCCTCCCCGCGAGCATGGCGGCGCGTCAGTCATGGCGTGTCTCCGATGTATGCGCGCGCCCATGCCGGCGCAGTCACGCGCTGGTATTCCGCCAGTGCCGCCGCCCTCACGCGCTGGTATTCCGTCAGTGCCGCCGCCCTCACGCGCTGGTATTCCGTCAGTGCCGCCGCCCTCACGCGCTGGTATTCCGTCAGTGCCGCCGCCCTCACGCGCTGGTATTCCGCCAGTGCCGGCGCCGTCACGCGCTCGCATTCGGCCCATGCCGGCGCCGTCAGCAAATTTTGCGCAGCCCATCCCCAACTAAACACGGCCGCATGCTCCACGCACAGCGCCTCGGTGATTTCCACGGATCGGCCGAACATCTTGCGGAACAGCGCCACCTGTTCCTTGCACGCGCCTTTTTTCTTGAGCGTCGTCAGCGTCAATGTGCGGCTGTTCATCGCCCGCCCTCCGTCAGCGGGAGGCGGACGGTGCCGAGGGGCCGCCATTGCCGGTCAATCAACCCGCCCCACCATTCGCTGCCAACGCGCGCAAAACGTATTTCTCCGTCTCGGTATTCGACAGCGCCCACCTCCACCACGTTCCCCGCAGGCGCGGGATCGGGGGGCAGGGCGTCGAGGGCGTGCAATGCGTCCTCAAACCTTTCATATGCTTCGCATTCTTCATTCGAATGCGGTTCAATATGCATGTTGGTTTGCCGCCACGCCCGTGCAGCCTTCACCACGGCCTCCAGGGCCGTCTGTCGTTCGGGTGTCATCACATCCTCGTGGTGTGTGGTGTTTCGTGGTGGTGCAGGCATCACTCCCATCGTCCAGCCTTATTCCGGACGATGGCGCGCAGATGCAGCCGCACCCGGTCCTCGCTCTGCGCAAGCGCAGAGCCCGGCACCCCCAGGTCAGGCCCGGCGTCGAGCTTCTGGATGTGCTCGGCGCTCATCATCATGCCGCGCGCCGCCATGTAGTAGAGCGCGCCATGCTCGGTGCAGTAGGAGCCCCGCTGCGCGGGGTGCCCGCACCCCGGCTCCGCGCAGGGCTCGCAGCGCCTACCCACTGACCAAGCCGGCGACCGCCGCCCACAGGAGGTAGGCGAGCGCCCCCCCGGTGAACAGCGCCATGCCCAGCACCCACAGGGGCGTGGTGGGCGGGTCGCGGGGCTCGTCGTCATCCAGCGTGACGATCGAATCGGGACGGGTATCCTGCGGGGCTGCGCTGCCGCGGCGGCCCTCCGGCAGATCCGCGCGCCATCCGCGCGCAGCCATCAGAATGTCCATGTCACGCGCCCTCCCGCACCGCCCAGCCGCGGATGCGCGCCACGCTTTCGATGTGGCTCAGGATCGCCAGAGTTTCGGCGCCCAGCGGTGTGCCGCCCCGGGTTTTCTCCCAATGGGCGCGAGCGTCCGCCATGTCGAAGTTGCGGCAGCCCGCCCGAATCATGATCCGCCCATCAGCCGCGAGCCACGCCACAATACGGTAGCCGTCCACGCGCTGGCCGCCGTCGATCAGGTTGGCGCCCGACAGGTCGGCGCGCGACAGGTCGGCGCCCGACAGGTCGGCGCGCGACAGGTCGGCGACCGACAGGTCGGCGCCCGACAGGTTGGCGCGCGACAGGTCGGCGCCCGACAGGTCGGCGACCGACAGGTTGGCGCCCGACAGGTCGGCGCGCGACAGGTCGGCGCCCGACAGGTCGGCGCCCGACAGGTCGGCGCGCGACAGGTCGGCGCCCGACAGGTCGGCGCGCGACAGGTCGGCGCGCGAGCCACCTTCGCCACGGAGCCACTTGCGATGCTCCGCCAGAATGTGCGGGAGATTGTCTTTCGTGGTGGTCATGGGGTGGTGTCCCTGGTGTGTGGTGAAGTCCGTTGTGATGACGGACAATCGCACTCAGACACACCGCCCCGTCAGTGTCAAGTTGAATCAACCGCCCGTGTCGGGCGGCTTCGTGGCGCTGTCGGGCATGAGGGGCTGGGGCGCGGGCTCGCGGTTCCGCGCGTGCCGCACATTGGCCCCGAACCAGTTCAGCACCCGCCACACGGTCGCCATGGGCTCCGCCTGCGGCGCGGGGATCGTCGCCACCAGCCACGCGGCAGCGCCGCTCACGGCCAGCACGTAGGGCACCAGCCAGGCGGCGCTCGGGATCAGGGTCAGGAGGTCGATCAGGTTCATGTGGCTCTCCGGGCTGAATTCATCCAGCCCGGAGAGTCTAGGCTACGTGCCGTCCGGCTTCAATGCGGACAACCACGCCGGCGCGACCACCGCGCCCTCGGGCGCGCATGTGGTGGGCTCCGCCCAGCACGTCCCAGCGAACGGGCAGAACCGGCAGCGAAAGTCGTCCGCATTGGCGGCGCACCGCGGCAGATCCTCGGGGCGCCGCGAGATCACCACGCGCAGCCCCTTGTCGCTGGCGGCTTGCGCCGTCGCGATGTCCAGTGGCACAATTTCCACATACACCTCGCAGGTGTCTTGGCACTCGGCCGTGAACATGGCGTGCTTGAGGTCCATGTAGGCCATGTAAATATTCACCTGCGTGTAGTAGATCGGCTTGGACTTCTTGATGCCGTGTCGCCTGAGGTCTTTGAAGTTCTTCGCGTTCAGGCCCTTGTGCTCCCACAGGAGAGGGTAGGGAAGGGCCGCGGCCCATTCGCCGGACGCCGGATTGATCCAAAGATTGTGCTCCCACCCCAGGATTTTTCCGTCGATGTGCCCGGCGATACGCGCCTGTCCGGTTTCGCGGTCGCGTGCCACGCCGAAGCCAAGCTGGCCGCCCCGGTCGCCTGTTTGCAAGTCGAACCCGGCCTCCCGCAGATACCGCGCCATCCTGTCCTCAGCGTGGTGCCCGCGCTCGAAAATCCTCAGCGTCCGGCCGGTGAACCCCTTGCCCTCGTCCTCCGGGGCGCGGTGCCACTCATAGCCCAGGCGGCGCTCGCAGTCCTCGCCCAACCGGCTCCCGCCCAGGTAGCCGCGTGGCGTGTCCTGCGCGCGCTGCGCGCTCCACCCGGCATCCACTAGGGCATTGATGTGCGCCAGCTCGGGGCGCTCCGCGCTTTCATCGGTCAGCTTGACCATCACCCTGTCCTCCAGACGCGAATTGTGCCGTCATCCATTTCCCGGAGGGAAAAGTCCCGGCCCAGCCGGCAGCCGAACCCGTAGGCGGCGGACTGAATTGCGCTTCGCGTGTGGCGGGGGTGGGTCCGGAAGCTGTCTCCCACCTCCATCTTGTCCCACGGATACACAACCTCCGCCCCCCTCCCCTTCCCTGGATTCGATACTCGCCCCACGCGCCGCGGTGGAAGGGGGATGCCCTTCTCGACCGGGATCAGATCGGGGTCCGCCGTCACCATCGCGGCTGTCACCGGCGCCCTCTCGTTCAGCCATGTCATCGTCCACCCCCTCCAGCGCCGCGGCCCGCGCGCTTGCAGCCTGCGCCGCTCTCCACACCTGATTGTCCGGATGCACCGTCCAGCACGCCCGACACATCCACGCGCCGGAGATCCCGAACGATGCGCTGCGCGGCGCGCCGCACACCTGGCAGGTGCGATCGGTGGGCGGCTTGAGCGTGGGCAGTCTTGCCATCGCTCATCCCCTCGCCCCCATCACCTTCGCCCTGATGGCGTTCTGGCTCCACTTCCACGTCATCAGGCACGCGGCCCGGTAGCGCGTGACGCCGATCGCCTCCATGGCCGACACCCCCAGCGCCTCGCGCTGCTTGTCGCTGATGGGCATGGTCAGCCACCGCTTGGTCTTGGCGGCGGCGCCCGCGTCGCCGCACTCGCGCATCCAGTCGTCGCCGGCGGCCAGCGCCAGCAGCCGGTCGTTCTGTCGGGCCGCCAGCAAGTGCACACCCTTGCGGTCGCCCTCCGTGGCGCCCCCCACGGCGAACCACTCGCCGGCCACGTTCACCACAGCCGCCCAGGACTCGAACGAGCACGCCATCCAGACGGCGCCACTCCACAGTTCCTCCCACGCAAAGGGGCTCTGGTTGAACAGGTCCACCTCCGTCAGCACGAAGTCGGCCAGAGCCTCCTTCTCCTTGGGCGCCACCAGCGCCAGGCCGCACGCCTTGCAGGTCTGCGCATTGGCCGCGTTCTCGTGCCCGCAGCCGGTGCACACCCGGGGCGCCTGGCTTACGTCCTGCTTCGGCCACTCGTAGCCGCACATGGGGCACTCGGGGCAGGCGTCCGGAATTGTCGTGTTGCATTGCGGACAGTCCTTGCGCCCGTGGTCCTGGCGGAGCGCGTGCGCGTCCGCCTCGATCGAGCCGTGCGTGAGGATGGACGTTCCGAAGTCCAGCACCACGCAGTCGGTCTTGACGATGCCCGGGTATCGCTCCGGGTCCAGCTTGCGCAGGCCGCGCCCCACCATCTGAATCATGGTGGACTTGAACGAGCTGGGCCGCAGCAGCACCACGCATGACACAGGCTGGCAGTCCCACCCTTCGGTGAGCACCGCCACGTTCACGATTACCTGGATCTCGCCGCGGTCAAACGCCGCCAGGACGCGCTCGCGCTCGCCGCCGGCCATGGAGCCCTCGACCACGGCCGCCTTGTAGCCGGCCGCCTGCCAGGCGGCGGCGACGTGCTCGGCGTGGGCCACGTTGGCGCAGAACACCACCGTGCGGCGGTCGCCGGCGACCTTTGCCCATTCCTCCACCACGCGGGTGTTCACCGGCGCGTGGTCCATGATCGCGGCCACCGCCTCCATGTCGAAATCGGACGGCAGCTTGCGCACCGATTCGAGCTGGGTGCGCACACCAACGTCGATCACGAAGGTGCGTGGCCGCACCAGGAACCCGCCCTCGATCAGCTCGCGGTAGCTGATCTGATCGGCCACCGACCGGAATACGCTGGAGAGCCCGCGCTTGTCCCCGCGCATGGGCGTGGCCGTGAACCCGCCCAGCAGCAGGCCCGGGTTTTTGCGGCGCAACAATTCGATCGTCTTGATGTAGCTGTTGGCCGTGGTGTGGTGGGCCTCGTCCACCAGCACGGTATCGACGTGGGGCACGTCGCCAGGGTCCAGCTTGGCCAGCGCGTTGACCACGCTGCCAACCATGCCGAACGTCCAGCCCTTGCGCTCCCACCGCTTGCGGTCCGCGGTGTAGAGCGACAGGGGCGTGGATGGGTTGACCTTGTGGAAGGTTCGGGCGTTCTGCGTGACCAGTTCATCGCGATGCTGGAGCACCAGGCCGGCGCCGCCCAGGGCGCCGCCGACCGCGGAGAGCATCACCGTCTTGCCGGCGCCTGTGGGGGCGACGGCAAGGGTGCTCTTGTGCTCATGCAGCGCCGCGACGAACCGATCCACCAGCGCCTTTTGCCGGGGGCGGAGCTGCATGTCAGGGCGCCGGCTGCGCCGGGTTCAACTCGCACCCGGCGCAGCCGATCGGCAGGCGCGAGCACTCCGCCAGGATGATGTCATGGTCCTGGCCGCAGTCAGGCACGGCAGCAAGGAACGCGCCGAGAGCGCGCAATTCGGCATTGCACGTGGCGGCGGGCGGAACGGTGGTGTCGTTCATGTGATCCCTGTGGTGTGTGATGGCGTGGTGGCGTCCGGCGGCAAACGTAGCGCCGCCGGACGTAGGCTGACATTCACATTCTTGTAATGCAACAGGAATGTGCTAACGCGAGCGTTAATCTTCAATCATCATCAGAACGGGATATCGTCATTGACAATGGCGCCCGCGCCACCGACCGGCGCCGGGGGGCTACCGGCCGGCCCACCGACCCACGCGGGTTGCGCCATGGCGTTGGGCCGGGGTGCCGCCGGCGCGCCGAAGCCACCGAACGAGCCGGGGGCCGGCGCCGCGCTGAGTCGCTGCGCATGCGCCGGAGTGCTCGACTCCCCCGGCTTGTCGCCCGCCTGGAGGCGCGACCAGTCGTTGGCCGAACCCGACTTCGGGTTCGGCGTCAGGAAGCTCTCGATCTTGTTCTTGTCGCCGTAGCCGGAGCCGGCCTGCGCCTTCTCGATGCCGACCTTCACGCCGATGTAGCGGCCCGCCTGGATGCCGCGCTGGATGATGTCGAAGCAGCCCTGGAACGTGGCGAGCTCCGGCCGCTGGTAGGTGTTCGGCTGGCCGGGCACGCAGACGCCCAGCGCCTCCAGCATACGCACGAGCTGGCCCTGCCCCATGGTGCGGTAGCCCTCGCTGTGGGCCGCGTCGTCCGGATTGGCGACGAACCCCCACACCTTGCGGCGCTGGAACGGGCCGCTGGCCAGGACGACCTCGATGCTGGCCTGCTCGCCGCCGGTGGACTTGCTGCGGGCGAACTCCTTCACCATCACGGTGGCCCAGGCCAGCGTGCCGGCCGGGATCAGGTCCATGGAGCCCTGGCTGGCGGTTTCTTCGGTGAAAACGGGCATGTGCCCCTCTCTCTTTCTTGTGTGTGTCGATGGAATGGGTGCGACGGCGCGCGATGCGCGCCGGGTCAGTGGATGACGCGGCCAATCTTCTCGATCAGCTTGCCCAGGTCCGCGGGCTCCACCATGTCGAGCTGCGACGAACGGTCCTTGGCCAGAAGCCCCCACGGGTTCTGCGTGCAGACCATGCCGCGGATGGTGCCGCCGTCCGGATTGAACTGCATGGTCTTGGCGCCCGTAACCGGGTCGTCCGCCAGGTCGAAGCGGCCGAGGCTCACCACGTTGTCGAAGATCCCGGGCAGCTCGCGGCCGGCTTTGCCGCCCTCGATCTGGATTTCCCAGGTGATGCGGTTCAGGTCGTCCTTCTGCTTGTCGAGGATGCCGGCGGCGATGACGTTGTAGGGCGCGTGCTGCACGCGGGTGAGCCAGCGCACCATTTCGCGGCCGTGCAGCCCGTAGGCACCGCGGGTGTCCTTCTTGCCCTTGTCGCTGATGGACGCCTCGTGGGCGTCCGCCCAGGCGAAGCTCCAGCGCGACACCACGGTGATGCTGTCCACGAACAGGGTGCGGATCGTGCCGAACAGCTCTGCCGGATCGCCCAGGCGCGACTTGTAGGTGGCGTAGGCTTCGGGCGAGTAGGGGCCGGGAATCAGGCCGGACGGCTGGCGCTCGTAGTCGCTGGTGTCGGGGCCCGACAGCAGGCAGGCGACGGCGCGGCACAGCTCCCAGGGGTGCAGCCCCAGCGCGGTGGCTGTGGGCAGCAGCTCCAGCACGCGGCCGCCCCAGGAGCCCAGCGAGCGCGTGCCCGCCTCGCCGTCCAGGAACAGGGTGGTCTTGGGGTCGAGGCTCCGGGCCAGGTAGGTCTTGCCCGAACCGGACGGCCCCAGCAGGGCCATCTTGACGGCCGGCGGGCGGGACAGCCTCTCGTCGGCGGAGACGAAGCGCAGCCCGGCGGGCTGCGGTGTGGTGGGTGTGGTCACGTGGATGCTCCGTGGTGTGTGGTGCCCAGCAAGTCCACCGGCTTTCCGATCAGATCGCCCAGCCCAACCAGCGCCAGCGCGTAGTCATGCGGCAGGCTGTTGCGCTGCTTCCACTTCTTGGCCTGCTCAGTGTTCGGGCAGGGCTCGATGCGGTGGTGCTCCGCCAGGCGCACGAGATTCGACGGCCCCCCGAAGTGGGCGATCAGTTCGCGTGCGGTGGGGATGGCGGTGCTGGCGGTCATGTCCGGAGTCGATGATTCTGGTGCGGACAATAGACCACAGGGACACCATGTCCCGCAAGCCCTCAAGTGTTCGTGTGATGATTCGTCCGCAGTTGCGCTTGACAGTGGGGACATAATGTCCCCATAGTGCCGCCGCCGCCCCCCCCTGTCGGGCGGTAAATGTCTTGGAATCAATGATATGCCCAAACCCCGCATGCTGGCGGAACCGTCCGCGTCTCCACCCCCGGGTGGAGCGCGCGACCTTGCCCGGCAAGAGCTTGCGCGCCGGCTGGCCAAGGCCCTCCAGGACCGGGACATGAACCAATCCGACCTCGCGCGGGCCTCCGGGCTGCCGCGGGAGCTCATTTCCACCTACGTGCGCGGCGTGTCGTTTCCCACCCCCAAGAGCCTCCGCCGCATCTGCGACGCGCTGCACATGAAACCGGACGACCTGGTGCCCGCCTCCATGGGCATGGTGGCGCAGGACGAGGTGCCTGCGTTCGCCATGACCGAGATCGCCGGGCAGCGCGGCGCGGTGTGGCTCCGCGTCAACCGCATGGTCCCGGCCAGCGCCGCCGCCAAGATTTTCGCCATCCTCCAGGAGATCCAGGAATGAGCGCCGCGCGCACCGTGTCCTGGCTGATCGACTTCTACGATACCCACCACGCGGCCGAGCACGTCACCGACCGCGAGCGCCTGACGCACGCCGCCGCCCCGCTCCGCCGGCACTTCGGCGCCATGGCCGTGGACGAGATTGATGATGTGGAGCTTGTCCGGTATTCCAGCGGACGGCGCCAGGGCAAAAACGGACGGGCCGTGAGCGACTCCACCATCCGCCGCGAGCTCCAGCACTTGCGCGCCGTGATCCGGTTCGCCGCCCGCAACTCGCGCCGCACCGGTGTGCAGCCCGACCAGGTGCCCTTCATTTCCATGCCCGCCGCGGCGGAGCCGCGGTCGCTGGTGCTGACCGACGAGCAGATGGACGCCATGATGGCGGCGGTGCAGCCGGAGCACCTGGAGAAGCTGACCCCCGGCTACATCTTCCTGGCGCTGGCGCGCTGGACGGCGGCGCGCCGCACCGCTATCGAGGATCTGACCTGGGACCGTGTGGACCTGGAGGCGGGCCGGATCGACTACCGGGAGCCTGGCCGCAAGCGCACCAAGAAGCGCCGCGTGCCGGTGCCGATCGACTCGGCCCTGCGGCCGATCCTGGAGCGCGCCCGCGCCGAGCGGGGCAACGACCCCTACGTGGTGCCGGGCGGTGTCTCCACCCGCAAGACCCGGGCCCGCGCCGCCCGCCTGGCCGGCGTGGAGGATGCCACCGCCCACACCTTCCGGCATACTTGGGGAACCAAGGCCGCGCTGCGCGGCGTGCCGCCGGCGGTGATCGCCGCCATGATGGGCGACAGCATCGCTACCGTGCTGCGTAATTATGTTCACGTCACCGAACATGACCTCGCGACGGCTCTCAACGGACAGCCGGCGGACAGGATCGCGGCCAAGTAATTGAACTCTCTGTCCGCAATTGTGACGGACAAAATCGGACACTGTGTTCGGGACGCAGGGGCCGGAGGTTCGAATCCTCTCACTCCGACCAAGAAAAACCCCAGCTCATCAATGGGATGAGTCGGGGTTCTTGGTTTCCGGACAGCGGCGGAATACTATTCCGGACCCCCTTACGGACAATACCGGACAGCTAGGGCGTTGATTTGCCTGGGCGCCGCTAGATCCACGCAATCGTAGGTTCTTGCCAAGGCGCCTTCCGGCGGTCCCAGCAGAACCAGGCGAAGGCGATCATGCCGCCCTTCGTCTCGTCGCGGCGCTCGTGGTCGCCTCGCCAGAGGGTGAGGCGCTTGCTGAACAGCAGCACCCGGTCAAGCTGCGGCCAGAGGTCCGTGCGCTTCTGGCCCTCCAGGAAGGCCAGCCGCAGCAGCAGGCACACCCGCGTGGCGCCCAGCGCCAGGCCGTGCCGCGCGAAGTCGCCGGCCAGCTTGAACGGTGGGTTGGTCACGATGGTGGGGGCCAGGAGCGTGTCGGTGGCCAGGAAGTCCACGCCGCCATCGTGGTAGCCACCGTGGGAGAACAGATCGGTACCAAAGCCGTGGATGTCGTGCTGCTTGAGGCGTTCGCAGATCGCGCCATCCCCGCACGCCGGCTCCCACACGCCACCCTCGGGCCACCGGCCCCGGTCCAGCCGCACCAGCGCATCCACCGCCTCCGGCGGGGTCCGGTAGAAGTCATCCGCCGGGCGTCCGGTGTCGCCGGGTTGGCTGATGCCGATGGTGCCGCGCGTCTCCCGCGCCTTGCGTGCGCGGCCTGTGGGCATGCCTCGCATGCCCACAGAGAAGGCGCTGGCCGGTGCCGCGGGGGTTTCCGGCGGCAATCCCAGCGGCAGGGGTGGCCCCTCCAAGGTGTCGCTCACGCCACCGCCCTCCGGGCCTGCGTCACCGCCCCCGAGTGCGACCACCGGCCATTGTAGTAGCCCCGCACGAAGTAGCGGCGCTGGCCGTTGCACTCGATGATGGCGCCGGTCTGCGGATCTTGCTCCAGCCGCAGCACCACGCCGCCCACATGCGCCTCCAGCTTCTTCTTGCGCATGAAGGGGGTTTGATCCTGCGTCGTGCCGGTCTGGATGCACCAGACATTCCGGACGTTCAGCACCTCCAGCTTGTGGTAGTGCCCGGCGGCCAGTACCGCCGGCTTCTCGCCGCCGTCCAGCGACTCCACGAGCTTCTGCATGGTGTAGCTGGTGGCGTAGGCCGATCCGCCGCCCGGGTGCACCACCAGCATGGCGGCCTCGGCGCCGGTGTTGCGGTTCCGGAGGATCACGTTCGCCTCCATGAACCCCAGGTCGTGCCAGTCCTTGCGGCCGGCCTCGCGCATCACCTGCTCGCCGCGGCGACCGACATCCACGCCGAACTTCTGGCCATACCAGCCCTCGTGGTCATCGCCCCACACGGCATGGGTGGCGATGCCCTTCCGGCGCGGGTAGTGCTCCGCCAGGTAGCGGAGCTGCGCATCGAAGCCGTGCGCCTCCGGCAGCAGGTCGTGCACGTTGAACCGGGCCTCGCCCTCGATCCAGTTGCCGGTATTCAGGACCGTCCGCACGCCCTCGGCCGCGAAACGGTCGTAGAGCTCGCCCAGCACGTCCAGCCGGGCATACTTGCTGCCCAGGTGATTGTCGCCGGTGAGGCCGACCACGAAGCGGTTCTGATTGTCACTCTCGATCACCAGGGGCTCGCGCCCCTTCACGATGGCGGTCTGGTGAGTGCGCTCGATGCGCAGCTTGTTGCCGGCCAGGGCGATGTTGTGCCCCGCGCGTTGCTGCGCCTCAACCCACTTGCCGGCCTGGTCCAGCGGCAGCCCAAGGCGCTCCGCCAGATCCGCGATCGGCATGGGGCGCTTGAGCAGCGCCGCGCGCACTTCCTCATCGCTGGCGGGCGGCTTCGGCGCCTTTGGCGCCGGCGCGATCTTCGCCGCGGGCGCGGCCTTTGTGGGGTTGTAGAGGCTCCAGTCCACCTTCATTCCGGACGAAAACTCCATGCGCGCGATCAGCCCCGCGAGATTGCCGTTCGTCAGGCCGAACCGCGCGGCCGCCTCGGAGGCGGCACTGGATCGGCCGTAGGGCGGGCGGATGCCGCGGGGCACGTAGCCGTCGCGCAGCAGCGTGTGCATGGTCTTGATGAAGGCGGCGGCCTTCTTCTTCGGGACAGGGGGCGTTCCCATCAGGCAGCCCCCCGGCCGTAAAGCTCTGGCGATCGCTCGGCGGCCCGGAGCGTGTTCACCATCGTGTCCCAATCGGCGGCCTGGGATTTCTGGATGCGGGCGTATTCCAGGTTCGGGTCATCGAAGAACAGCACCGGCTTGCCAGCCTTGGCGAAGGTCTGGATTTCCTCGGTGACGCCGCGCGACTCCTTCCAGCCGGGCTGCCGCAGCACCAGCAGCCCGTCGCAACGGGCCATGAACGGGCGGTCCGCCGCCATCCAGAACTCGTGGTCCTGGCGCAGAAGCGCGCCGGCGATGTGGGTGTGGGCGATGGGGGAGAACACGCGCACCTCACGGCGCAGCAGCTCGCACAGAGCGTCGGCTGCAAACCTCCACGCCACCGGCTTGCCGTCCGGCGCCGCCGTGTAGGGCGTCGCCAGATACCAGAGGAAGTCTCGCGCAGCCGCGGCGGGCGGGGGCGGGTTCTGCTCCTTCACCTTCGCGCAGAACAGCTCGCGCTCCATCGGAGTCAGGTTGCCCTCGGGGTTCTGCCCCTGGGCGGCGCGGTGGGCTTGCGCCTCGCCCTGCGCCCAGCCCATCGCCCGGTCCAGCGCCGCCCACGGCGGAAC